GAGGCAGCAGGGATGAACTCCGCGCCCGCCTATGTCATGCGGGTCGCAGATGCGCCCAGGGCTCCCGATTTTCCATCCATCGTCGTGCCCTGCCAATGCGGTGTCGACTGTTATTGCCTCCTCGATACGCTGGTCATCATGGCGCAGGAAGGTTTCCTGCCGGTGTTCGTCTGCCGTGTCTGTGCACCGGAGCACGTGCGCCTCGCCGCCGAGGACATCATCGCCAATCAGAAGGAGTACGGCATCGAAGATGGGGGGACGGTTCGCGTATCGCTTGATGAGGAAGGAGGAACAGTCCATTGATGGAAGACATGCCCGAAGCCGATGAGGAGCTTGCAGCGGCGATTCGCGATGGCCATATGGAGGAGAACCCTGACAACAAGAGCGAGGTGCGCATCACGACGGCAGGGCTGGCCCGCTTCATGATCCTCCAGGCCGCAGCGGAAGCTTTCCTCCAAGCCCAAGAGGAGGAGCCCGCCGAACCCGATGACGAAAACGCGCCACTGCCCACCGAGGAGTGAAGCGCACGGCCCTGGTCCGCAAGACGCCGCTCCGCGCCAAGGGCTGGGGCATTGGGCCGAGCAAGAAGAAACGAGGCCAGCCGCTCGGCGACACGCGTCCGCTTGTCCGTGAGCGCGCACGCTTCCGCTGTGAAATCTGTGGCGAGCCGCTGCGTGGCGATGATTGGGAAGACCACCATGTGTTCTATCGTTCGCACGTCGCCAAGCTCGTGCGCCATGAACTCTGGAACCGGATGGCCCTCTGTCATCGCTGCCACGACATGGCGCATGATGCGCCCGCTGTCAGGCGTCGATGCGAAAAGGAGGCGATCATTCGCCTTTATGCCCAGCTTGGAGCCCAGGGCGTTGAGACCGTCACTCTGTTGCTTCCAGTCGGCGCTACCGAGCCCGCTGCATTCGTTCGCGCCTACGAATCGTATAGCCGAGGTATCAGATAGGAGAGGTGTGGAAATCCGGTGGATTCGGCCACCATCCTGTGGAATGCCCATTGACGTCCTCGTCCCGTTGAGGGAAGATAGGTGCCTCAAATTTCGGAGAGGCAGGTGCGATGGCAATGCAGCAGCCCGATCCTTCGGCATCTATCGCTTCGCGCGTCCAGTACCTCGATGACCGTATCGGTTACGCCGACTTCGAGATAGAGCGGAACGTCCGCTGGCGGAACCTCCTCATGGAAATGGCGGAGGAGCACGGCATGAAGTCGGTGCAGTGGGAGGAGGAGAAGCAGCGCTGCGAGTCGGAGCGCACGGACCTCTTCGGAGCGCTCAGGCAGGCAAGCTGAGTGGGTGCCCTGGTCAACCTCCCGAGGGACACGACCACGCCGTGGGTCACCACTCATTACTGCGGTGTCACGCTCTACGTCGCGCAGTTTGAAGGCTTCCTCTGCCCGCACTATCACTTCGTCAAGCGCGAGGTGGAGCGGTGTCACCGGCGCATGGTTCGATTCTTCACCCGCAGCGGTCGACGTCGTCCCCGCGGAACGCCCCGACGCCTGACGGTGATCGGGTGACGCTCAAGAATGGCACGAGGGCGGAAGCCCTCGCCTTGGTCGCCAAGCATCGCACGATGTACACGCAGATGCCTGACAACGAAGCGGCCTGCGTCGGTATCGACACAGCGCTGCTTGATGGTCTGACCTCGCTCATCGTGACGCCCTTGACTCGGTACACGGTCAATGAGCCACCTCCCGATGTGGACCGGGTCGGCCTCGGCTATCGCGTCGTCTTCACGTCTGGCGTCGAAATGACGCTTACCCGCGTTCGTGAGAGTCGAGGCGAGATTCATGGTGAGCTGCACGTCGGCGTGAAAGGTGATGACAAAGCCTATCCCGAGCGCCACCTGTTCACCGCTCGCTTCAACGTATCCTCGATCACGTCGCGCACATCAGCCGCGAAGTATCTCGCCAGCAGGATGCAAGCGGATTGGGGGTCGATGTTGGAACGCTTTTGCTTGGAAGTTCTGCGCCTCGAACGCAAGGGTGAGGAGTTCACCACCGTAGGCCAGAGCGAAACCCAGGAGCCGGACCGCTGGCTCTTGAAGCCTCTCCTTCTCCAACGCAAGACCACCATCATCTTCGGTGCCGGTGGCTCATGGAAAAGCACGGTCGGCGCGGCGTGCGCCGTGCAGGTCACCACCGGCCAGGACGTGGTCCCCGGCTGGAAAGTGCAGGGTGAGGGGAAAGTGCTGGTCCTCGATTGGGAGGATTCCTCCGCCACTTGGAATGAGCGCATCCGCTACATCGCTATCGGCGCTGGCGTCAACCCGCCCGAGATTCACTATCGCAGCATGTCCCGGCCCTTGGCGGATGAGGTGGAGTCGGTCGCCAACTACATTGGGGCGCACGGAATCAATCTGGCCATCGTGGATTCGGTGGGGCTAGCGATGGGTGCCACCCAGGATGGCGACGGCGTGGCGGATGGCGCATTTCGCCTCTTCGCCGCCCTCCGCGAGTTGCGCACCACCAACCTGCTCATCGATCATGTCGCCGGTGCCGAACTGGGCGCAAAGAATGGGCTGAGCCCAAAGCCCTATGGCTCCGTCTACAAGCAGAACCTCGCTCGCTCCGTCTTCGAGATTCGCTCAGACAAGCAGGTGGGGGAGATGCACGAAATCGTCCTCGTCCACACCAAGCAGAACGTGGCCCGCGTATCCCCGCAGGAACTCAGCGTGGAGTATGGGGATGGGGTCATCAAGTTCCGGAGGGAAGGTGTGCGGACCCAGGAAGTGATGGCCGCGCTGCCCGTCATCGAGCGCATCTTCCGCGTCATCGATGGTGGTAAGACGGTGCAGGAGCTCGCCGACGAAACCGGCTGCAGCAAGGCGCAGATCGGTCAGGCGATGCGCACGCACAAAGATCGCTTCGTCAAACTCGACGGCGGGCGCTATGGATTGAGCGCGCAGGAGCGCATCGGCTAGCGCATAATGCCGCTGTGCGCCCAGGTCAGGGTGGAGCAGTGGCAGCTCGCGGGTTTCATGGGCCCGAGGTCGCTTGTTCGAGTCAAGCCCCTGACCCCATCTCCTTCACGCTCAAGGGCACGCCACCCAACTGGTCGCAGGGGAAATGGCATGGCCATTGGTCGATCAGCTACAGCGAGAAAAAGGCGTGGCTCGAGCGCACGATCCTGATGGGCCTGCAAGCTCGCCTCCAGGCGCAGTGGGCAATCTGTCGGCCCGAGAAACGCATCGTAGAAATCCGCTGCTACCGAGTGCAGTTGATGGATCATGACGGCGCGACCACCAGCATCAAGCCCATCCTCGACGGGTTGAAGGTCAGCCTCTTCCGCCGTGAGCGCGGCATCAGGAAATTGCTGGTGGTGCCCGGCGCTGGATTGGTTTACGATGATTCGCCAGAGTATGTGGAGCTGGTCTCCCCAGGCAATCTACAGACGAAGGTCGCCCACCGCTACGAAGAGCACACGGTGGTGACTGTCAGGGTGGCCACGAGCCCGTAGTGGCTGCTATACTCGCACCGCCATCGCACGAGGCTGGCATTACAAGTCAGCCTCTCTCTTTTTTCTGCCCCACCCATCAGCGTCCGCTGCAGGACTTCGACCATGAGGGTCGCCGCTATTTCCGCCCGGTCTGCTATGACTGCCTGCCTGCCCATCGCATGGAGTGTCCCCGAGCGCAGGTGATCGAGCGCTTCGCCCTGGTCGCACCGCTGGACGAAATCAAGCTGCCCGAGCTGTGGTGCACCTGTGGGAACCGTCGGCAGATGTTGGCGCTGGCACCCGTCCCCGAGTATAAGCCGGAGGAGGACAAGGCCCGCGAGGAGGCCCTGGAGCGCGAGCTCAGCGAGGGTCACGCCACGGCGGATAGCTGGGAAGGATCGGACCGCTTCGTCCTCACCATCGTGGCAGCGCTCTGGCCGCTGGAGTTCAACTGGTACTTCCTGCTGCAGGAGAATCAGCGCCGCCACGAGGCGCATCTGTTGCACGTCGAACAATGCACCCGCTCGATCTGCGGCAATCCGCTGCACCTGCGCCCTGACTGCCCGCCTGGCCATACGTGGATCGAGGATTGGCCCTCCTTCACGGATGAGGTCATCACCAGCATCGCCTGCCACCCCGACCTCTCCTGGGCGTGGGAGGAGCTGGCCTGCTGGCGCGCTGACGTTCAGTTCTGGCTGAGCCGTCTTCCGTCATGGGCGCGCGAATTGTTCGAGCTGCGCAAGCAGGGCAAGAGCGAGCGTGATATCCAGGTCATCACCGGCTGGACACGCTACACGGTGCGCCAGCGCCTCAAGCGGTTGTCATGGTTCGTCAGGCATGCTGCCGACTCGAAGTGGGGCTACGCGGAATCAACGCGCAGACTCAGTATCGGCGAAAGTGGCATGGAGAACATCAAGTTAGCTGAGCCCGCTGCTATCGGGATCGCTTACGCAGCCGAGCTTACAGAGCAGAGGGTCCATGCCAGCATCACCATCAGTCCGCAAGGCGATTCTTCGCCGCTACCGGCAGTCCCATAAGCCGCAACTCGCGGCGTACATGCGCGAATACCGGGCCAAGGACAAGGCACCATCGCCGCAGAGTGTGGACCTCTCGCGCTGTGAAGCCCTGGACGACCGGCGCGTGGACCGTGTCATCGCGGCGCGCTGGATGGCTGGTCAGCAGCGAGAATTCGACTACGGCATTGAGGAGGTCGCCTGATGGAGCCTGACGCGATGGCCATTGAGGACGTCGAGCTTTTTTGGTGCATCTCCTGTCACAACGCCATTCTGGAGAACGATGAGAACTGCCATGAGATCGACCGCGCCCAGGTGGTCGGGCCGCTTGCCCGCATCTATCGCATCGGCTGGTGTCGTGATTGCTGGCGGAAGTTTCACGCCATCGATGGCGATGACCAGCTCGCGTTGCATGATGCGCTGGCAACGCTGACATCGCTCAGCGACATCGAGCGCGAGTCCGTCGTGCCGATGCGCGGATGGAAGGCAAAGGCAACCGCGTGACGCCCGCCGCTGCGCCTGCCGTGACATGGTTCGGACCGGATACGCTCAAGCCTCTCCTGGTGGATATCCGGTCGCTGAAGCCCTATCAGCGCAACCCGCGCAATGGCGACCTCGAAGCGATCGAGGAGTCGCTGAAAATCAATGGGCAGTACCGGCCCATCGTGGTGCGCAAGCCGCAGATGGAGATTCTCGCGGGCAATCACACCTACATGGCGGCGCTCGCCCTGGAGTGGACCCATATCGCGGTCACCTTTGTCGAATGCACGGATGAGCAAGCCGCTCGAATCGTGCTGGTCGACAACCGCACCAATGACCTCGCCAAATATGACGATGGCCTGCTGGTAGCGCTGCTCACCGACCTCAAGGTAGACGCCGGAACGCTCAGCGGCAGCGGCTATTCGCAGCGCGATTACGACAAGCTGCTCGCCCGCACGAATCACGTCGAGGACGAAAAGCCCGAGGTGGAATTCTCGCCCATGCTGTGGGAGGAGACCAACTACGTCGTGCTCTACTTCAAGAACAGCATTGACTGGCAAGCCGCCCTGGAAACCCTCGGCATCAAGAGCGCGAAGTGCTGGGACTCGAAGCCTGGCTATGAGCGCACCGGGCTGGGGCGTGTCATCGATGGCGGTCCCATCATTCGCAAGCTCAATGGAGGGAAGGATGCCGCAGATAAGTGAAATCAAGATCGCCGTCAAGACGCGCGGCATGTGGAAGCTCGCCCTCATCACCTTCCTGATGCGCTGGAGAAGCGCAAAGCACACCGTTCACCTGCACCTCAACGACGGCTCGAAGATCGTTTGCCTCACGCACGCTGAAAAGGTGATCGTTGACCAGTCGCCGTCGCTGACCGGCCAGCGGTGAAGGTAGTCAGCCCGTCGTATCGTCGGGCGGGCAAGACCGTCATCCGTGAATGGTGGCCCGCAGTAACCCTGGGAGTCCACGCGTCGGAGGCGGAGGAGTATCAGTCCCGCGACGGCGGCGACCTCCTGATCCTCCCCGATGCCGCCAAGGGCAACATGGCCCGCGTTCGCAACGCCATCCTAGATGCGCTCAAGGACGAGCCCTGGGTGCTGATGGTCGATGATGACATTAGGGACGTAAGCCAGTTCGGGTCGCGTTCGCAGCCCTATCGCGCCAAGCAGCTTGACGCCGACCAGCTTGCGCTCTTCCTCGAGAATGGCTGTGAGATGGCCGATGACCTCAGCTGTCACCTGTGGGGCATCAACCTGCAGTATGATCCGAAGTTCTATCGCGAGTACTCGCCATTCAGCTTCACCTCGCCCGTCCTCGGTCCGTTCTGCTGCGTGAAGCCAAGCAGCCTGCGCTATGACGAGCGCCTGTCGCTGAATGAGGATTATGACTTCTTCCTGCAGTCGGTTCGTATGGATCGCAAGGTGCTACGCTTCAACCGGCTCCATTACACGACCATCCATTTGGAGAGGGCTGGCGGATGCGCAAGCTACCGAACGATCGAGGAGGAGAAGGCCCAGGCCGCGCTGATGCAGCGCAAATGGGGCTCCAAGATCGTGACGTACGACTTCCAAAAAAGCTTCAACCCGGTCCTCCGCGTTCCGATCCCCGGCCTATAGCCACGACGTTGAGCGCTGGAATTCCAGAGCATCCTGCAGCCGTCCTGCCATCGCCGCTGCAATGCCCCTCCTCATGCCCTGGAACCCAGCGCTCAGCGCCGTGAGAGGGTATGACCGCATTCGTCGGCTGGTAGAGCATTGGCGGTATACCGGAACCTGCGACTTTCTCATCGTCTTACAGGAGGCGCTTGATGCCAAAAGAGTTCATTCCCCAACCCGATCAGCCCAGGAGTGGCTCGCCTCGCACGAAAGCCGAGGTCGCGAAGCAGGAACTCCGGAATGAGCTGAAGGAGTCGACCACCGAGATCGTGCTCAATGAGCAGCCCGAAGGCGAGATCGGACTCGGATGAGTGGCCTCACCACCGATCCCACCGAGGTCTGCCTCAACGAATATCGCCCCGATGGGATGCAGAAGTGCTACCTGATTCTTTCCGCCGAGGAGCGCGCCAAAGGCTTCGTGCGCCCGGTGTATCGCTCGTACATCCATCGCAAATGCGGCGCGGAAACAACGATGGCCCTGGAGCTCTGCGAAACATACGCTCGCGACCCGAAATTCTATGGGGCCACATTCTGCGTCGCTTGCGGCGACCATTACCTGCTTCGCAACGTGGATGGCACGCCCGCCTTCTTTTGGGTGAAGGATGGGCAGAACACCTACCTCGCGGTCGGCGATTGAAAGCCTTCGCCTATGGGCTGAGCCTCGGCATCGCCCTGGTCGCGTGGTACGCATTTTTCACGCTGGAGGAGCAATGGCTATGGGCAGACCACGGAAGGCGAGCGATGGCGCGCCAACGTCGCTCTGTGAGTGTGGCAAGGCCAAGGCTCCGTATCGTAAGACCTGCCCCGCCTGTGAAGGGCTGAACAAGAAGAACCGTGAGGTGCGCCGCTCGTTCGGCAAACCCCTGTGAAGAAAGCCAAGCCGCGCCGTCGCGATATCCGCAAGCTGCGCAAAGCGGTCGCACGCGCCAAGCAGAAGCGAGTAGGGTGAAGTCACCATAGTGGCCATCAACGGAGAGATTCCAGAAGAAACCCCTGAGCAGGCCGAACAGCGCCTCATCGGCACGCTGCTGCGCAAGCGCGAGCTACGCGTCACCCGCTCGCAGAAGGAGTGGCTCCACTCCGAGCGCATGCGCCGCCTCAAGGACATGCGCATCGCGGGCTTCACCTTTGAGGAGATCGCCGAGGAGTTGGGCTACGCCGATAAGTCAGGCCCGCTCAAGGCGTGGCAATCGCTTCTCAGGCAGAACGCTTCGACCGGCATCGAGGAGATGCGCGAAATCGCCGACCTGCGCCTGGAGAAAATGTGGAAGGCCATCATGCGCCGAGCGCTGAATGGTGAGCCCAGGGCGGTGGAGGTCGCGATGCAGGTCCATGACCGCCGCGCTGCCCTGCACGGCCTCAACAAGCCGGTTCCCCAGGAGGTGCGATTCCCTGATGGCGCTCCAACCTTCAACCGTTTCGAGTTCGTGGTCGAGTCGCTACCCGAACATGCTGAAAGGTACATCGACGTTTCGGCTGAAGCTCTACCCGAAGCAAGAAACGGTCATGAAGGCAACGGTGCCCATCCTGGGGATGGTGGGCGCAACGGGCACCGGCAAGACGTGGCTGGGCCCGATCTGGACGCTCGACCAGCTCCGTAAGCGCCCTGGAACCGACGCCATCGTGGTGGGTCGCAACTATGGCCACCATGTGAGCGAGCTGCTCATTCCCTACTTCGAGGATTGGTTCCGCGCGACTGGAGAGCCGTTCAGCGTGAATCGCTCGCGCTACACGATTCACCTGCCGCGCTATGGCGCTGTCATCCGCTTCGCCACCGATGTTGCACCCGAGGTGATGGAAGGCTTCCACGTCGGCGCTTGCATATGGGTCGATGAGGCGGGTCTGATGAAGCGCAAGACCTGGGAGATTGTGCGCCGGCGCGCCAAGCTGCTGCAGGCACCCATCCTCGTCACCACCATTCCGTATCAGGCTGGCTGGGTGAAGACGGACCTCTTCGAACCCTGGCGCTTGGGTGATAAGGACATCAGCTATGTTCACCTGACGTGGCGGGATAACCCGCAGTTCGATCCCCGCCTGATCGAGCAAGAGCGTCAGCGCATGCCCGCCCACTTATTCGCTGCGATGTATGAGGGGGAATGGGCGAGGCCGTTCGGCATGATCTTCCCTGAGCCGGATGACGTCGAGTTGCTGGTCGATGAGTGGCCGTGGCCTGATGATGGGCCGTGGCGCGAGGTGTCCCCTGGACTGGAGATACCCGCCACATGGCCGATGTTCAGCGGCCATGACTATGGCTTCACCGCGCCGACTGCCGGTGTGTGGGGCGTGTTGTCGCCTGATGATGTGCTCTACCTGATCGCCGTCTACGAGCAGGGCAACTCGCCCATCGAGGAGCACGTCGAGCGCTGGAAGGAGTATGGCCTGCATCAGACCGACTGGAGCTGGGGCGATCCGGCCAACCCAGGTGAATGGATCACCTGCGGGAATCACGGCATGCCCATCACCTCGCAGGGTCAGGGCTTGCTGCTCAATGACATCCTGCACGGCATCAATGAGGTGACCGAGCGCTTGAAGACGGATCGCTTGAAGGTTCTGAGAGGAGGAGGCGCTGACCTATGGCTCGCAAGGCGCGAAGCTTATCTCTGGGCCCCCGACCCAAAGACCTTGGGCGAGACACTGCTGCAGAAACCGGCATCGGGGATAGCGGAGCACGTGATGGACGCGACCCGCTACCTCTGCGTGGGCTTAAAGAGCTACTCAACCGGGCCAAGCATGCCGTCGGTGCAGACGCGTCATCGGACTCTGACGAGTCGTGGCGTCAGCGAAATTATCCAGCAGTAGCCACCACCGGCTATGTGGTCGATCCAGCCGCGCCGCGCATGGTGATGAAGGGCGTGATGCCCAGGCCCGCTGGAGTGCTGTGTGGTGGGTGCCAGCGCGATGTAGCCCTGGGCCATGCGCCAGGCTGTCCTGAGTTGCAGGTCGGCGCATCGATGTTCGCCGACCACGAAGGCGCGAGGTGTCGCGAGTGTGGGAGGCCGGATGGCATGGGCCATGACGCCGACTGCAATGTGGTGCTGGAGCGCTTTGGATTCACCGTCGATGATTGACGCCGAGGCCATTTACAACGGCATCATGGGCGTAGACGCGCGCGAGCGGCCTCGCTGCCAGTTCTGCCTGTACGCCTGCCGCCATGACCATGAGGAGGAGCGCGTTGGTTAATTCGCCCATCATTCCTACGGCTGACCTCCTGCCCAGGCGCGAGCCTGGGCTCATCGAGCGCGTCTTCCGTGCTGTTGTCAAGGCCGAGCCCTCGATGGGGCCGCAGCCAGCGCAGCAGGCGAGCACGCAATCAGGCGTGCTGCCCCAGCTCATGCAGCAACTCTTCGGCCAGTACTTCACCTCGCCGTACGACCGCTTGGCCATCTACAAGGACGTGGAGGAGATGGACCAAATCAGCGAGGAGGTCGGGCTGGCCCTAGACGTCATCACCAACAACGCCACCACCAGTGAGGATGGCGTGCAGATGAGCTTCAAGGCGGAGAGCGAAAACGCGGAAGTGACGGCCATCCTGGAGAAAGTCGGCAGTGATGCCGACCTCGCCCGCATGGTCAAGCCCATCATCCGCGCCTCTGTGAAGTATGGCGATTGCTTCTCCGAGGTGGTGGTCAACGGTGAGTGGGACGTGGTCGGCGTGCGCATCCTGCCCCCCAGCTCGATGTTCCGCAATCAGGACACGAGGGGCAATCTCCACCTCGGCATGCCGCAGTACGATGCCTCCACCAATCGCTGCACCAACAAGCCTGGCGAATGCGCCTTCGAGCAGCGTAGCGAGGATAACCGCACCATCGTCGCCGCCTTCCGCCCTTGGCAGATCGCGCACACGCGGCTGAACTGGGATGGCGTCGATGTGTATGGCAAGTCGATGTTGCGCGTGACGCGCATCACTTGGAAGAAGCTCCACGCCCTGGAGGAGGGGCTCATTATCGGGCGCTTGACGCGGGCCTTCCTCAAGCTGGTCTTCCACATCGACACCACCGGCCTGCCGCCCAAGGAAAAGGACAACGCGGTCACGAAGTTCCGCGAGAGCATCATCACCCGCCAGAAAATGGATGGGCGTCGCGAAAACCCGTTCTATGTGCTCTCCGACATCTTCCTGGCTGACGGATATGTCAATACGCCCGATGGCAAGACGCAGCAGTCGCGCTCGCGTGTCGAGCTGATCGACCCGAAGAACGAGGCGATCAGCGCCATCGATGATGTGAAGTACCTGCACCGCAAGCTGCTCGCCACCATCCGTGTTCCTCCGGCGCATCTCGGCTTCGAGGAAGACGTGAACGCAAAGGCGACCCTGGGTTGGGAGGACGTCAACTACATCCGCTTCATCCGCGATGTGCAGCAGACCATTGGGCAAACCCTGGAGCAGATTTACGACACGGCGCTGGTGCTCAAGGGCTACGACCCGAAGACGGTCGAGTACGACATCACGTGGCCGCGCCTCTCCGCCTCCGATGAAGCCGCTGATGCCAAGGCAGAGTTCGATAGGGCGCAGGCAGACTCGCTTTACGCCGAGATCGGCGTCATCGATGCTGCTTGGATTCAGGAGCACCGCTTCGATATGAGCGAGGATGAGATCGCAGACATCAGCGCCCGCGTGCTCAAGGCCAAGCAGGATGAGATGGATCAGGCCCAGGCTTCCGCTGACGATGCTCACTCGAAGAACCTGGAGGTCATCAAGACCAAGGCGGCAGTCGGTGGGCCGCAGGATAATCCGAAGCCCGCCAACGGCAAAATGTCGCAGGAGTGGGTTGATGCGCTGCGGGAGATCGCCCAGCCGGTCAAGAATGGTGGCAAGGGCCACGCGGTCGCCACCAGCGTCAACATGCTCGCGGAGAGCATCCGCAGCCGCGCCCAGGAAAATCTCCGAGTCGACCTCGAACGTATCTTTGCGGAGCAGCGTGAGGCCCGCCAAGCGGTTCAGGGAATGGTGGGGGAGATGACGAAAGAGCGCCCGACGCAGATGCCCCTCGCAGCGCCCCAGCCCGCCATCGGCAAGCTCGATGTGCACGCGCACATCAACGCCGATATCAAGCCTGCTGACGTGCATCCCACGCCTGTCCACGTCGATGCGCCCGAGGTGCATAACGAGGTGACGGTGGAAGCGGCCAAGGCCCCTGACGTGAAAGTGGAGAACACGGTGCAGGTGCCCGCGCAGAAGCCGCCCACGGTGAATGTCAGGCCGCAGGTGAGCGCTCCTGATGTCAAGGTCGAGGCGCACCTCGATGTGCCCAAGGTGGACGTCACCGTGCAGTCAGCGCCCGCCCAGGTGATCACCCCGCCTGTCGATGACCGTGAGGTGGAAATCATCCGCGATGACCGAGGCAACGTCACCGGCGCTAAGCGAGTGCCGAAGAAAAAGGAGCGCTAGTGGACCAACACGCTGACCACGCCACCATCGTCACGCGCGCCGTGGTCACCGGCTGGAAGCCCGAAGACCTCGAGCGCAAGAATGAGCTCGAAGCCCGCTTCCTGAACCTCGGCTATCAGCACGGTCCGCTTCTGGAGCAGATCGTTCTGGAGGAGCTGAAGGCTGAAGGCATCGAGCCGGTGCATCGCGCCGAGAGCTACAACACGCTGGTCGACGTGGGGCGCGCCCTATGGTGTGACCTCCTCATCGGCGCTGGCGGGCAGGCGTTCACCAACGCCGTATCCGCCCTGGGCGTGGGCGATAGCAACGCCGCCTATGCCGCAGGCCAGACGAACCTGCAAGGTGCCGTTGTCACCACCGATCGCATCCGCAAGGCGATGGACGTCAGCTTCCCCTCGCGGGCGGCGAATGTCATCACCTGGCGCGCAACCTTCGCCACCACCGAGGCGAACTTCACATGGAATGAGTGGGCCATCTTCAATAACGTGGCCGATGGCGCGGGCACGATGCTCAACCGCGCGGTGGCGAACCTCGGCACCAAGACCAACGCCGTGAGCTGGCAGTTGACCGTCACCACCACGCTCACATGAGCGATGAGGGAACTGGCTCTCACGTCCAGGTCGCGCCGGACAGCACCGGCAAGCTCGTCCACACGCTTGAGCTCACGCTCATGCAGGCCGATGGAAGCCTGCAGACGGTCGAAGTGCAGGCGGTCGCTATCACGAACAAGAAAGGTCGCGCCATCAACCTCGATGGCACGCCCGAGCTTCTCGCGGAAATCCTCGACGTGCTGAAGGACATCAAGCTACACATGGAGATGAATGCATGAGTGAAGTAAAAATCTTCGGTCGCATCCGCCAATTGCTTCAGGGAGTCGACCGAGGGTCGGTGGGGGATGATGAGCAATTTCCGATGAGCGAGCAACTGGAGCAGCTCATCGCAATGGCGTCTTCGCCTTACGAAGAAACCACCAAGATGGGTCGGTCCTTCGAGGTGCATACCGTGGCCGCTGTCGCCGCTGTGGTCGCCCTGCCCACCACAGCCGCCATGCTGACCATCTGGAATGGGGAGCCGGATAACGGGAGGTCGCTCATCATCGACCGAGTGTGGGGGCTGCGCATCGTATCCACGACCGCCATCGCCTCGCAGGCATCCCTCATCGGTGCCCTGGGACAAACAAGGGTGGCCTCGCTCGGCGCTGCCAGCGGTCTGCCCGTCAACGCCTTGAATGGCAATGGCGGCAAGGACACCAAGGCCGTGAGCTACCTCACAGCCGTCGCCCTGGACGCCGTCACCGGCGTGACCAACAACTGGCGTGTGCTGCCGGGACAGACCGGGGGATTGAAAATCAGCGCCGGTGCCGCCACCGTGGGCGGCGACATGATTAACGCTGAGGTCAATGGCCGCATCATCGTTCCGCCCGGTCGCGCGTTCGGTGTCCATGTTTTCGCTCCGCTCGTCGGCGAGACCTTCATCGCCGGGATCGAGTGGCACGAGAAGGTCATCTCGCTCGGATAAATGCTGCTCAGCCTTCGGTCGCTCTGGGAGGCGGCGGGTCAGCAGAGTAAGAGCGACGCCGACGTCGCTGCGCTCGCAGACCTCGCCGTTTCCATCTTCCTTGCCGGTGTCGATGACCCGGTAAGCCTGCAGGATGCAGCCACGCTGGTCACCCTCCTCACGCCCAATGAGGTGGTGGGGGAGGCTGACGCTGCAACGCTTCTCGCGATTCTGGGCGTTGATGAGCCGATATCCGCAGCGGACGCGGCCAGCCTCATCGCCCTGGCGACAGCGACAGAAGGCGCTACCGTCACCGAATCCGCCAGTATCGGCATCAGCGATGCCGACATCGCCAGCTTGGCCGATGCCGTCGCTTCTCCGCTGGTGGTGGTCGGACCGGATGAGATGGCCGCTGTCATCGATGCCGTCGCCCTGGTCGCAGTTGGCACGCCTGCTGAGGCTGCCGGTGTGGCCGACGCCGTGGTCGATATCGTGCAGTTTGAATCGATCAGCGATGCTGACGACGCATCGGTCGCCGATGAGGTGGTCAGCATTGTGGAGCTCAAGCCTCCACCTCCGGCCCCACCGCCTGCAAGCGGTGGAGCGCCCAGCTACGACCGGAATCGGCGCACGCAGAAGCCGCTGCCGCCTCTCAAGGTCAAGCGCGTTCCGCTGGAGTATGAGCCAGCGCCCTTGCCGCTCACGATCGGCCCAGCACGCTTCGATAACCGCCACCTCAAGCGCATGGACGAAGTGACCCGCCTGATGGCCCTCCACCAGTTGGGCCTGCTGACTGATGATGAACTCGAAGCCCTCGCCGCAGCGGCGTAAAAGGAGCAGGAATGGAGCATGAGGAGAATCAGGCGCACCTGATTGAGCGCGCGGGCAAGCTGGTCGCCGATTCGATTCGGCCTCAACTCCAGGAGTTCGCTCGCGAGAATGATCGCATCATCGGCGAGCTGCGTGGCGCTCAGCGCTATGTGGAGAGTCTGGAGCGCGAGCGCGATGACTGGAAGCGTCGCGCAATGGCCCTCACCCAGGAGCGGCCCTACTCGAACAAGCCGATGCCCGCCTATGTCGATATCCCCACCGACGCGGGCAGTCCGCCCGTCATCGTCTTCGACCTGCACGGCACCCTGACGCCCGACCGTGGCTACCCGATTACCTCGGGGACATGGCCCGGCGTCAAGGAGTGCATGGACGAATGGTCAGCGCGCGGCTGTGTCCTGGTGGTCGCCACCGCTGGGCTGTCGCCCGAGCACTCACAGTTGATTCTCGATGTGCGCGAGCGCATGACCTGGGAGTTCATCAACCGCTACCAGTTGCCCGTTCGCTTCGTCACCGGCAAGAATGGCGCTCACGTCTTCTACGACGACCGCATGGTGCCGGTTGTCGCCGGTGCCAATCCGTGGGAGGACGTGTACAAGGGCGTGCTGCAGCAACTCGGTAAGCGCGCTGAGTTAGACAAGGGCGGCAATTGGGTGCTCAAAGACCTCGGCACGGTCGGCAAGGACATCACCCGCTTCCCCAATGACGATCAGCAGCGCGACCTCCGCGACCAGCCGCGCGGGTATTCCACGCCCGTCTTCGATGTGGATATTCACCGCTGCCTGCTGCAGTCGAATAGCTCGGAGCAGGACTCGGAGCTGCGCCCTGGTGCCAAGGAGGTGGTCAACGCCATCTACGACGCCGGGTACACGGTCCACGCCTCCTGCGCAGGCTGGGACCCCTCCACGCACGATTGGGATGAGTCCCGCGAGCGCGTGGCGGGCCTGCAGCGCACGCTCAAGCGCAATGGCGTGAAGTACGACGAAATCGTCGCCAAGCTGCACGGCACGGTGTTCGTCGATGACAAGGGCGTGGCCCACACCGGCGATTGGGCCGCTGATAAGGACTACCTCTTCGAGCGGCTGGAGGTGCCGCAGCCCGAGGATGAGGTCACCGAGGGCGTGGAGCCGGACGAAGACCTCGAACCCGCCGTGCCCGCGTAGTGGCCGTCACCGTCGTCCCCAGGCGCAACCTAGAGGACAATCACGCGGCGGTTGCCGCCTTCGCCCGTTCGCTTAGTGAAGCGTTTGCCGATTGGGCTCGACAGCCGATGAGCGCCACGCTGCCGAGCCTTTCCGTCCGCCTGCAAGGGCTGGCCGAGAGCCAGTTTGAGGATGCCTACCTGCGAGGGAAGCGCCAAGCGCTGCCCAGGGCTGACCTCGACGCCAACGACCTCGGCTTCATTCGTGGAAAGCTTTCCGCGAATTCGTCCTACATCAAGCAGTCGCTCGTGCCCGACATCATGGACAAGCTGCGCCGCCAGCAACTCGATGGTGGCGAGGATGCGGTCAAGGTCGTCACCGTTGCCTTCGCGCTGAGAATCAAGAACCTCTTCGGCGGTCAGCTGTGGCACATGCAGGAGGCGGGATTCGCCTCTGGCGTCAAGGCGCTCGGCGAGATCGTGCGTCGCCTGCCACGGCCTCTCGCCCAGGAAACCCTTCTGGCGCGGGTCGCACGCCTCACCAAGGAGCGCGAGGATAGCCTGCTGGCGACGCAAGACACGATTGAGCGGGACCGGCCCACCGTCGAGGCGTGGGACGCGCAGCAGGCGGCGGAGATCGCCGCCAGGGAAGCGGAAGCTGACGCACTGCCAGCGCAACTCGGCATGGCCTTCAATCTCCCGCTCTCCGACATCATCGATACGCTCACGCAACCGGGCTTCCGCACCGGCACGAAATACAACTGCGAAAAGGATGCCGCAAGCTGCGAGCCCTGCATCGGCAACGCAGAAGGCGGAGAGGATGGCGATGGCATCTATTGGGAGCCGGACACGCCGCCGTTCCCAGGTGAGGACTGCGATGGCTATGGAAACTGCCGCTGCACGCTCGAAACTGTCTATGGCTCATAAGGAGGAAAGCATGTCCACGGATACTGGCGGCTTGTCGCTGCCGCCGACGAAGGTGTCGGGCGCTTCGAAGCCGAAGCCACGCCCGCCAAAGAAATGAGCGACCTCAGGCAGACCACCGACAGCGCGGCGGTTGGCGTCACCTCGACGCCAGGGCCGCACGGAGCCGTCGCCAAAGGATCAGGCACGAAAGGCGGAGGCTCTGGCGGCGATGAATACACCGAAGAGCTAAGGAGGAAGCAGAAAATGACGCAACCCGGCCTGCCGACCATCAACACGCGGGCGCAGCTCAAAGCGGCCATCGCGACGATGGTGCAGACCGAAGCTGACAAGATCGATCCGAAGCTCGCCAAGCACGTCACCGCGCGCGCCTACGCCCTGGGGCATGGCGATCTGTTGCCGCAAGGCAATGTGCGCGCAGAGGGGAAGGTGCTGGCCACCACCCTGTCGCTGGAGGGCCTTGGCAAGCCCACCATCGTGCAAGAGGCGTCTGCTGACACGGGCGGGCGCATGAAGATTCGCGTTCCCTTTTACGTGGGCAACTCGATTGCCCGCGCCCCCGGCTTCGACAAGCGCATCTACTTCAGTGCGGAAATTCTGCCTGGCATCATCCAGGAGGCAAAGGCGCAGATTCGAGAGGGGAAACAGCCTCTCAACGTGTACGCCCGCCATGCGCACGCAATCAGCGGCGATCATCTGCCGATCGGCGCTGTAGTCGACGTCGAGCAAGAAGGTCGAATTGGCTATTCGATCATCGAGCTTGAGCCCATCGTGCCGGATGGCGTGAACGCTATGACCCTGATACGCGGCAAAAAGCTGAACGCCGTCAGCTTGCGCTCGCGCGAAGGGCAGTTCGAACTCGAGGAAAAAAAGGTCAACGGCGAAATCATGCTGGAGCCGACTCGCATGGCCATCTGTGGTGTGGACTTCGCACCGGACAGCCCCGCGCAGCCGACCTACGGCATAGAAATGCTGGCCGCAGAGGCCAGGGTCGAGGACGTTCCAGCATCGCGTAAATCACAAACAAGGAGGAATCGAATGCCGGATGAAATCAACCTTGAGATGCTCAAGGCTGAGCACGCCGACGTTGTAGCCGAAATCGAGGCTCCGCTCCGCAAGGAGCTGGCCAAAGTTGTCGGCGAGCGCGACGCCCTGGTCGCTGAGAAGCGGCTGGGCGAGCGCGATGCGCACATCGAGGAAATCGCGCAGCAGTTCCCCGATCCGAAAAAGGCGCTGCCTTTGCTGCAGGAGCACTGCAAGGAGGCAAAGAGCAAGGACGATGTGGCCAAGCTGGCCATGCCCGTCCTGCTGAAGGCGCTCAACGCCACCAAGCCGCTCACCCAGGAGAAGTCCACCGAGGACAAGCTTCTGGAACTCTTCCCGACCAAAGGCGGGTCGGGCGATCAGACGATCGTGGCGGAGAACAGCAAAGGTGCGGGGGACATCGTGGCCGAGGCCACGGTCGATGGTCTCCCAATCCCGGCATAAGGAGGCAGTGAGGATATGACGCAAGCCGTACCAACTGCCGCTGAGGTCGCCGCCGCGACCGCTGCCGCAGCCGCCGCAGGAAGCGACAAGCCAATCGCCATCATCAACGAGCATGTGGTGGTCGATCTGGGCACGGAGAAAGGCCAGCAGTTCATGCAGGACTTCGTGCACAATCAGAAGCTCTACCAGGAGATGCTGCTCAACAAGTGGAGCAAAGTCCCCGCAGGGAAGGGCAAGAAGTTCGACTGGCTCGGCATCGACGCGGAGAACGAGGGCTACCCCAAGCTGAAGGACATGAAGGCGAAAGCCAAGATGGCCGTCATCCTGGAGAACCAGCTCCGCTTCCAGCGCTCGCTGGAGACCGAGGTCGTGAATGGCAAAATCCTGATGCAGGACACCGCCACCGGCGACCTCGCGCTGCCGACCAAGTTCGCGCTGCCGATCGTGAGGCGCGTCTACGCGCTCATCATCGAGCGCGACTTCGGCGTGACCCAGCCGCTGCCGGGTCCAACCGGCTTTGTGTTCTGGCTGGACTTCCAGCGCGAGCAGAACACCCAGAACATCCTCTCTGTCAACTACAACGCGTTCGCCCTGGGCGAGCTCGCTGTGCCGCAGAAGGGGAAGCTGGTCCTCAACCGGGTCACCATCCAGGTGGTCAAGCAGCTCATGGGCGTCACGTGGACGCTGGAAGCGCTTGAGGATGCCCGCGCGCAGTTGGGGCTGGACATCGAGTCGGAACTCCTCGCGGAGTTCGCGAACGAGTTCACCCGCGACATCTTTGGCCGTCATCTGGCCGAGATCAACAAGCAGGCCAAGACCGGCACCGCAATCGGGGACAACCTGATCGCGCCCTGGCTCGGGCCGAACACAGCCCACAACCTCGCGACCGGTGGTGGGACCGACATCAACATGAAGAAGGCCAACGTCTACAACGGGCTCATCGACGCCGACACGGACTTCGTGAAGGCGAATCGGTACCCGTCCGACGGCATTCTTTGTGGCTACGGGCTGGCGGGCTACCTCCAGAAGCTGGAGACCGCCACGCAGTCGCAGTCGCCCACTGACCAAAACATGGGCAGTCTGGGAATCACCGACTACGGCACGTTCGCTGGTCGGTGGCGCATCTGGGGAACCGACTTCATGCCCGATGACGAGGGCGTGATGTACAAGAGGAACCCCACGCAGTTGCAGGCGGCGCACGTCTACGCGCCGTACGTGCCGATTCAGGTGATGCCCGCGATGTACGCGGACTACGACACCTCGACCGGCGCTTACAGCAACAAGGATGCGTTCACCCGCAACCTGCGTGAGCGCTCGGCTCACATCGTGACGAAGCCCTATGGCTTCCAGCCGATCAAGGCCGCAGGCCTGGTCTTCTAAGACAGCCAGGTGCAGAGGAGCGGGGGAGCAATCCCCCGCTCTTTTTCAAGGTAAGGTGCAAGGTATGGTGGAGATCGAGGGCGGCGAGGTGCTGGTCACCAACACCGCGAAGTTCGGCAAGGTCTGCGGTCGGTACGGCTTGTTTTCGCCGGGGGCTACCCGCCGCGTCCCGATGAGTTTCATCGCCGAGTATGGCGCAGACACGGAGTTGAAGCTCGACTTCTCGCTCTTGGCGGACCACTTCCGCACCCGAACCCAGGATGGGCGCGTGTGCATGGATTGGTGGTGTCCGCTGTCGATGATTGATGGCTATGGTCGTCATGCGCTCGGTATCTATCAGGGCCTCCAGGCGCTCAGTGTGGACGTGCGCCTGCGCGCCTCGTGGATTGTGTCCGATCGTCTGCATGTGCCGACCGAATGGCACCTGCTCGCCAAGCAGAATCAGACCGCCGTGCCGAGCAAGGTCGCGGTGGCGATGACGTTGCCCTACGATCCCATCCTCTATGACAACCCCAGCCAAATCCGCATCGCGCTCACGCAGTTTGAGACCGACCATATGCCAAAAGTGCATGTGGAGAAAATCAATCTCTGCGACCACCTCATCGTCACGTCGAGCTTTCAGCCCGCCATGATGCGGCGCTCCGGTGTGCGCATCCCGATCAGTGTGCTAACCCCCGGCGTGGATACGGAATTCTTTCGCTATGTGCCGCGTGCGCGGGATGGACTGTTCAAAGTCCTCATCCTCGGCGCGCTCACAGGTCGAAAGAACCCGCTCGGTGCCATCCGCATCTTCCAGGAGGCCAGCGGAGGAGCTCCTGACTGGCGCTTGACAATCAAGAGCAGAAGGGCGGATGGCATCGGGCGAGTCGCCCAGGTGGCGAGCCAAGACCCGCGCATCTCCGTCATCATCCGCGACGACCCACCGGCAAATGTCTTGACGTTCTACGCCCGCCACGATGCGCTATTGTGGCCCTCGAAAGGTGAAGGCTGCGGACTGCCTCCCCTGGAGGCGATGGCCACCGGCATGGAGGTCGTGTCCTCGAATAACTCGGGAATGGCCGACTTCGTCGAGGAGCGCTGGGCGTGGCCCATCCCGACCAAAGGCATGGAGCGTTCGGGCGATGTGCCCGGTGGATTCGGCAAGGACTACGTCGCAACCTATGGCGATACCGGTTCGTGGTGGGTGCCCGATGAGAAGCAGGCGGTCACCCAGCTTCGTCGCTGCTTCGACGCGTGGTATCGGGGGCAAGGAAAAGGTCAGTTGGCTTCGCAGTATGTGAGAGCGCGACATACGCTCGAACTACAGGCGAGGTCGGTTCTGGAGGTGGTCAATCGCTATGTCTAACGACCCATTCGACCCGACAAATGATCCGAACTACCGTCCGCTCACTCCGCTCCCGGCGATGGATGGCGATGAGGTGGAGCTGCGTGATGCTCCGCTCTACGAGCGAACTGGGCGTACGCGGTGTCAGGTGATGCCTGCGCCCTTCGCCCTGGTGACGCTCGATGGCAGCATCGAGGCGGGGGAAATCGGCGATTACCTGTGCGAGCACATCCTCAGCGATGGAAGCCCGGGGCCGCGCTTCGCAGTCCCGGCCCGTCGATTCAGCGCTCTCTATCGACTTATCGCTCCGCCGAACCTCGCACCTGCCGAGCCGGGAGAGTTCGGGGCCGACGCCATGCGAGACAACCCGTTCAGCGTCCACTACCGGGCCGAGGTGGAGGCATGAGCGCTACCCCGTACGTCGAGCTCTGCCCGACCGCCGCACACCTGCGCGAATGCGGTGAGTGCGCCGAGGAAATCGAAAGCATTGTCAAGAATGCTTTACAGAGCATTGCGCTGCCCGAAGCTGCGCCGCTGGACGAGGTGGTGGTCGATGAGGATGGGACAAGGCTCTCCGGCCTCGTCACCAGTCACGCCAACGTCCCCAATGGCCAGGACCACCCGGTGGAGTACGCCGACCAGTGTGGCATCTGCCTCGCTGCCAAGCGCAAGGTCGGGGAACGCCCCACCACGCCCGCTGCGATTCTGACCCAGCTCGAACGGTCCCTGTAGCCGTGCGCGTCCTGCTGACCGGCATTGCCGGTTTCATCGGTCATCACGTGGCTGAGCACATCATCGATACGACTGATTGGGACATCGTCGGCCTCGCCTCCTTCCGCCATAAGGGCTGTCCGCTGCGCCTACACGAGGGCAACTATGACCGTGACCGCGTGAAGGTCGTCTACCACGACCTGCGCGCGCCCATCAGTGAGCGCATTGCCGGGGAGATCGGCGAGGTAGACGTCGTCTACAATCTCGCCGCCGATTCGCACGTCGACCGTTCCATCGAGGAGCCCGCCGCCTGCATCGAGAACAATGTCCAGGTCATCCTGAACATGCTGGAGTGGGCACGCGTCGCCAAGCCGCGCGCGTTTTTCCAAATCAGCACCGATGAGGTGTATGGGCCAGCGCCCGATGGGGTGAGCTTCAGGGAATGGGCAAGCATTGTGCCGTCAAACCCGTACAGCGCAAGCAAGGCAATGCAGGAGAGTGCTGCCATTGCGTACTGGCGCACATTTGCTGTCCCTGTGATTCTGACGAACACCATGAACAATTTCGGGGAAAGGCAAGACCCCGAAAAGTTCATCCCCAAGGTGATGCGGGCGGTCAGCCGAGGTGAACTCGTCACCATCCACGGCCAGAATGGTCGCCCTGGAAGCCGGTTCTATCTCCATGCCCGTAATCACGCCGATGCGCTGATCTGGCTGACCGAGGTCGCCTTCCCTCCCGGCACGGTCCCCATGTATCCGCAGCATGAGCGCCCCGCCCGCTTCAATGTGGTGGGCGAACAGGAGGTGGACAACCTCGCGATGGCGCGCGCGATCGCCGCGCACATCGGGAAGCCGCTCGATTTTCAGGTGGTCGACTTCCACTCCAGCCGCCCAGGGCACGACCTCCGCTACGCTCTCAATGGAGAGGCGATACGCGGGCTGGGATGGCGACCTCCGGTGCCCTTTGAGGAGTCGCTGGAGCGCACGGTGCGCTGGACCCTAGCGCATGAGGAGTGGCTGCGATGAGGATTGCCTACGCCGTCACCACCTTCCAATCACTCACGCTCTCGGAAACCCTGCACACGATCCCTACCGGCGAGCGCTGCATGGTCATCGACAACTCGCTCCAGGACTGGCCGCTGTCGAAAGCGTGGAACACCGCCTGCCGTCGCCTCCTTATCGATGAAGGCTACGACGTGGTGCTGCTGATGAACGATGACGTTATCCTGCGCCCCGACACTGGTCCGCTGCTGGCGCGCGCGCTGCTGGAGTTGCAGTCGGTGGAGGAGCGTCCCTTCAGGGATCGACGCGTCATGCTGCTCTCCGCCTACAACGTGCGCGATATCGACGCCCGCATCATGATGCCGGGTAACGTGATGCCGCCTGAGCCGTCGCGCCCTGATGCGCAGGGTGGCCACGCCGATCCGTTCTATGGACCGGGTGACATCTTCCGCTTCCAGCCCAGGTGGGGGCTGGGGCCGGACTTCTCCTGCTTCGCCATCGCCAAGGAGGGCTTCACCACCATCGGCGATTTTGAGGAGAAGCTGCCCCTCTACTTCGAGGACAATGACTACCACCGGCGTATCACACTCAGCGGCTATGAGGCGCTGTCGTATGCGCCCTACTGGCATCACGGCTCGCAAACTTCGCGGCAGAATCCCGAGCTGGAGTCGATGGTGCGCTCGAAGTTTGAGCGCAGTCGCGATATCTATGAGCTGAAGTGGGGCGGATTACCAGGTCACGAAACCTTTATGAGGCCCTGGAACCGATGATGGGCTACATCATCGTCGGTGCCCTCGCCGCGATTTGGGTACTCGTCATCTTCTTCGCTGGCATGGTCATCGGCTGGGCGCTGCGGGATGGCAGGAAATGATTCCGCTGTTCGCCGTCCACATGCCCGACACGGTCGACCGACCACTCCTCGAAACCCTGCACAGCGGCTATCTCACCGAGGGGCCAAAGGTCAAGGAATTTGAAAGGAAACTCGCGGATTTTCTGATAAATCGGCGTGTCCTAGCGCTCAACAGTGGCACCTCTGCGCTGCATCTCGCCCTGCGCCTCGCTGGCGTGGGTGGCGGCACGGAGGTGATCGCCTCGCCCATGACCTGCACCGCGACCATCGTCCCCATCTGCGCGGTGGGCGCTCGCATCGTATGGGCTGATGTGGACCCGACCACCGGCAACATCGACGTCGAGGACGTGGCTCGCAAGTGGGGCCGGAACGTCAAGGCTGTCGTCGCGGTCGATTGGGGCGGCTCGCCCATCGATGTTCATGGCCTGCGTGACGCCACCGATGGTCGGTCGCTCATCATCGAGGATGCAGCGCACGCCTTCGGCGCGACGCGTTCGCTCGTGCACGTGGGCGTGGAGGCTGATTACACCGCCTTTTCCTTCCAGGCCATCAAGCACATCACCACCGGCGATGGTGGAGCGCTCGCCGTCAGGAGCGAAATCGATTACGACCGTGGCAAGCGCCTCCGTTGGTTTGGCCTCGACCGAGAGTTCAAGGGCGACCTCGACAACCGGGTCGGCCAGCCACTTGAGGAGTGGGGCTATAAGTTCCACATGAACGACATCGCGGCTGCCATCGGCATCGAGCAGATGAAGTACGTCGACTCCATCCTCGCCAAGCACCGCAGCCACGCCTATCGATACGCCCAGTATCTCGACGCCCGCTTCATGCGGCCCAGGTTCAATGCCGGTCACGCCTACTGGCTCTACACGGTGCAGTTGCCGAATGGCCGTCTGCGCCGGATGTTCATGGAGCACATGGCGGAGAACGGCATCGCCACCTCGCAGGTGCACGGACGCTGCGATACCCTCTCCGGCTTCCACCGCTACGCAGGGATGGCGAACCTTCCAGGCGTGACGCTGTTCAGCCAGCGGCAGGTATCCATCCCGGTGCATTGGAAGCTCAGCGAGGATGACCTGTCGCACATCATCGACCACGCCAACGAGTTCGCCCAGGAGAACCTCTAATGCTCATCCTGGGATTGCCCGTCATGGACGGCCACGAACTCACGCAGAAGTGCGTCAACTACATCGCCTCTTCGGTATCGGAGCCGGAGCACGTCGGCATCCTCGTCATCGATAACGCCAGTGAGGAGCCGTACACGACGACCGAGTTCGCCTACCGCAACCTCTCCGTCGTCCGCCTGAGCCGCAATCAGGGCTACTACCGTCCCCTGGACATCGTGCGCTCAGCCGCCACCGAAGCCGACATCGTCGCGCTGATGCACAACGATGTGTTCGTTTATGAGCGCGGCTGGGATGCGCGGCTGCGCGTGGCGTTCGTCAACAAGAGCGACCTTGGCATGGTCGGCTTCTTCGGGTCGGACGAGGTCGATGACCGTGGTGGCCGTGGTGGCGGATCGATGAGCAACTTCGCTGGCACGCTCGGTACGCCCGCCGAGGCGCATGGATATCGGGTCACCGACCTGCGCCCCGCCCTGGTCCTCGACAGCCTGTTTATGGCGGTCCGCGTGGCCTGCGTTCCCCTGTTGCGAATCGACGCTCATACGCCTATCTGTCATTTCATGGACAAGGTGTGGCCCCTCCGCCTGATAAAGGCAGGCTGGAAAGTCGGCGTGCTCGGCATTAGCATCGACCATCTGGGCGGGCAGACCGCCGTCGCAATGCCTCGCTTTGAGGAGGAGGCGAAGCAGTGGTGCTTGGAGGAGGGCATCGAGCCCGCCAGCGGCATGGGCCTCTATCTGGAGTCGGAGCGCCGCTTCCTCACCGAGATGCGCCCCAGCATCATCCCGTCGCACATGATGGGCTGGGAGCACGCACGTGGCTGACACGCCCGTCCTGCGCCTCGCCGAAAGCTGGAAGGACTTTCGCCAGCTCCGCATCCTGCGCAACGAGTGCCGGGAATTCATGACCCACGACCAGCGCGAGTTCGGCCTGCGCCAGCAGTTCGGATTCTGGCTCTACCATCAGACGCTCGGCTATCGCGTCTACCTGCTCCGGCAGGGCGATACGCCGGTCGCCTACGGCATCATTCATCACGACAAGGGCTTCGACTGGATCAGCGGTGGCGTCGCCGCTGCGTGGCGCGGGAAGGGCTATGGCAAGGCCATCTTTTCCTTCCTCACCAACCTGGCGGCGAAGCCCGCCTACCTCGATGTGTTCTGGCAGAACATCAAGGCGCGCAACCTCTATCGACGCCTCGGCTGGATCGAGTTTGAGCGCGTCGACACGGCCCTGGGCACAATCCTCGTGATGTGCCACGACGGAACCTGACCATCAGATAGGAGGACACCTTGGCGTACAAATGCTTGCTCGGGCCCGCCGCGTGGGATGCCGTCGCGTACGTGCGCGCGAAGTCGGAAGACATCGCCGTGCCATTCAAGATTCCTGACACCTCCTATCAGGTGTATGTGGAGGAGGTCGCTGAGGAGTTCAGCCGGTGGCTGGCCATCGAGGACCAAGTTGGTGATCCCTACGCCGTCACGTCGCCCCTGCTGACCGTCAAGGGCAAGCAGCGCTATCTGTGCAGCCCTGGAAATGGATTCCCCGTCGCGCCCACCACCATCACCGGCGTCCTCTATCAGGCCACCAGCGTGTTCAGCGCCTCGAGCGAAATCTCCTACCTCGCGCTGCTGCCATTCTCGCCGGTCAACCGCTTCCTCTTCACGCCCAGCCTGCTCGATTCGCCCTCGGAGCGCGTCATGCGTGATGAGTACCTGAATGAACTCGACCACTATGGCAAGGGCTGGGCCGACGTCGTGCGCGACCGGGTCACCGGCCTGCTGGCCATCGACCTCTACCCGATTCCTGGGCAGGATGGCAACCCGATCTTCGCCCGCTACACGGCCCCGTTCGTCAATGTGCCGAGCGGTGGCAATGATGTATTCGTCACCATCCCCGACGCCTACAAGTACCTGTTCGCCAAGCTGCTCTGGGCGACGGTATTGGAGCAGGAGGGGAGCCGCACCTCCAAGGTCGACTCCGCCGCCGCTGGCTTCATCCGCAAGACGAGCAGCCCCGAACTCCTCTTCAACAAGGCGCTCTCGCTGCGGGCAGAGGTGTACAACGCCCTGGGCGGTGCCGTGCCTTCCGTCCAGGTCGGCAATTAAGTGCCACAGGGCACAGCGCGGCAGATCGAGGAATGGGCGCTCCATAAGGAAATCTGCCAGAACCTCGGCATCACGCAAAGCACGCTGAAACACAAATCCCTTGCCGGGTCGGTCGGTGCGCCCTCCCCCACCGGCGTGACGGTGTACACCCCGCCCGATCCCACGCCGAGTGTGCGGGCGACCACCGACACGCCAGTGTGGTGTGTTTGGCAGGAGCTCACCTCCAGAAGCCCGATGGACTCCACGATGGCGGGTCGCCTCGGCGTGCCCATGCTGAAAGGCCAGCTCCCCGCCGTTGACGACAATGGCAATGTGCTCACCATCGCGCACGATGACTGGATTCAGGATGGGAACAATGTGCTCTATCGCATCCTCAACCCGGTCATCTCCACCGACCTCGGCTACTGGAGCTTCGAAGTTCTGAGGCAGCGCTAGTGGTCAAGGTGAGCCTCGGGTCGGAATGGTCCAAGGTGCAGCGTCGCTACAAGAACGTGAAGGTGCAGAGCATCATCGACAAGGGCATAGCGCTCTGGGGCGCGGACCTGATGGTCGCCGAGGCCAAAAAGGAAATCGACAAGCTGGTCTATGACGCCCCGCTGCCGGAAAGCGCCACCAATCAGCCTGATTACGAGGATCGCTCACGAACGCGCCGCACCCGCAACGCCATCAAGCGCGACCGGATGCGCGGCGGGATGCCGCCTGGAGCTGTCGGCTTCGAGGCGTATGTCGACAAGAAGGATTACCCGGCGTACTACTACGCCAGCATCCTCAACTTCGGCGGCAAGCCAGGAGGTCGCATGCACAACTACAAGGCGCGTCCGTTCTGGACCAACGCCGCCACCATCGTCAAGTCGCTGTTCAAGCGCAAGGGAATCACTGTGATGACGGAAATCAAGGGCGCTCTGGAGAAAGGCTGATGGGCGCAATAGATGAGGCGCGTGCCCAACTCGTCAGCGCCTTTGCCGCCTGGGATTGGAGCCCTGCCTTCCCTGCTGGTGATCCCTATTCATCGATGATCCTCGCCGAGGCTGGCCTGCTCGGCTACTGGCGCTTGGGCGACAAGGGGGGCAGCACCGCCGGTGATTCCAGCCCCAACGCGCACCCGATGGCGCTCTCTGGCACGTATCTGGAGGGTGAACCGGGAGCGTTGCCAGGAGATATCGCCGAGACCTCTATCCGCTTTACCACCGGACGCGCGAAAGCAGCGAGCAACCTCGCGCTGTATCGCCTCACCGGCGCTTTCACGCTGGAATTGTGGGTGAAGTGGAATGCTGGTCCCGGCGCTGGAGTGGCCTACCTGCTCGACAAGGGTGATGGCGCGACCGGGAACGGCAGCGCCTATCAGCTGATCGTCGACGGTGGAGCAGGCTATGGGCTTTCCATCTTCAAGGGCGGTGCACTCACCTCCGCCTATGTTCCCAACCCGGTCGCCACCGGCGTGTGGCAGCACTGGGTCGGCACGCGGGATAGCAGTGGCAACTTAGCGTTCTACATCAATGGATCGCTCGTCGCCTCCGGCAATGACGGTGGAGGGGCGATCAACGATGTGTCCTCGGTCCTCGCCATCGCCGACTCTGCGGGCCAGACAGGCGGCGGTGATATGTGGATGGAGGAGGTGGCGATCTACAACACCAACCTCTCCGCTGCGCGAGTCTTGGCTCACTACAATCAGGGCCTCTCCGTGGTCGGCCTCATTAAGGCCCCCCTCATCGTGCAGGGTTGGCCCTACGACATCATCGACAACATCCTCTCGGAGACTGCAGGGCTGATGACCCAGCCAATCATCAGCGTTGTCAGCGCTCCGACGACCGAAATCTTCCGCACCCTCGGGGACCATGTGGGCCCAGGTGTGGGAGGCAAGCAGCGGTTCGGGCGGCGTATCTCCGTGACCTTCAGTTGCGTTTGCTGGGCAGATGAGCAAATGGGCGCTGGGGACATGGTGGAGAAGCTGGCCGGACAACTCCAAGGGTGCGTGATGGCCAACACGAAATCGTTGGCTGCGTATCGCGCGCTTGCGGCTGAAGCGTTGTCGGAGGCTTACCGCGACCGGCATTCGCTCTGGCGGTACGACCTCGCGGTGCATGGATTCGGCATCGCGAGCTATGACCTGTAGTTTGCACAAGGAGGTGTAAATGCCCTCTCTCAACACGTTTCAGCCGGAGGCGGCTCCGCACGGCGTTGAAATCACTCTCACGGCCAAGGGGCCACAGGGCGACTACGTCGTCCTCGCTGAGGTGTTCGACATGTCGTGGGACGAGGAGAACATGGTCGAGCAGTTGCCGGTCATGGGCTCTCGCATCACCGGCTCACGATGGGGCCGCTACAAGGCGTCCGGCGTCATCAAAGCCTATTGGGTCAACATGGCCACCCACTCGATGTGGTTCGGGGCCACTGTGCCCAATCAGGCTGGTAGTGCATCGAGCATCTACCACTCGAAGATTCCCTTCACCCGCTATAACGTTCGGGTGCAGGTGGCCAACCCTGGCTCCGGCTTCGTCGCGCGCACCTTTGTGAACTGCGTCTTTAGCAAGGACGTGTCGCAGTGGAACGCCGACAAGTTCACCGAGGAGACTGTGGATTTTGTGTGCGAGGACATTCTGGAAGCGTAAGGCCCAGGATGCTCGCTGTTCCCTCAACAAGGAGGTCAAGGCGCAGGTATGGCAATGCCAAAATCGCCGCAGAAACTCGCCGAAGAAATCGAAGCGCGCAAGGAGGCGGGCGAGCCGCAGCCGGAGCAGTCGGTCAGCGTGATGCCCGACGGAGCCCTGCCGCTCCCCGTCGTCCTGCGCAACACCCTCAAGGGCTGGCACTGGATCGGCTATCAGCGGGTGTTTCAGATTCTCGAAATCGCGTGCCCGACCGACCGTTCATTCGAGCGTGCTCGCAAGCAGGTTCTCGACGTCGCGAATGACCAAGAGCGCACGATGAGCGCGATCATCGCCCGCTTGATGGCCGATAAAGGTAAGGAGCAAGGTAATGCCACAAATGGATGACGAGGAGTACCCAGCCCCGCCCGCCCTGGTCGGCGTCATCGATCAGGACGTCGACCCGCTCAAGTGGCTGGCCGTCGACGACTCGATGCAGGTGGGGCGGGTGCAGACCTCCGCAGGGCCGCTGAAAATTGCGGCTATCACGGAGCAGGAGTTCGCCATGCTGATGAAGCGGGCGCGGGTCATCGACCCGATGACGAAGCAGCCCAGGACGCAGCCGATGCTGCTACGCCGCTGGCTGATCGCCTACTCCATCAGCAAGGCCAATGGTCTGGAGGGGCGCAACGAGATTCAGGCGGACAACCCGCTGTTGATGAAGAAGCTCACCGGCGAGTTGACCACCATCCAGCAAGCCGTGCAGAAACTCTCGGGCCTCGATGATGAGGGCAATAGCTCGAAGCCGGACCCGGAGCCTTTTTTAGGCTAGCCTTCAAGTCGCACATGGGGCCGACGGGGGCTCAGGTGGCGACGTATCCCGGCGCTGCCTTCCTCGCGGAAATCGTCGGCTATGCGAGTAAGCATGGTCGGCGTCCGTCCGAGGTCTATGACGACTACCTCGCTCACCCGCAGGATTACCGACTCGTCTTCGCCTGGGAGCGTGTGCTGGGCGAAGAACAGGAAAAGGCAATCGAGGCCGAAAAGGAAAAAGCCAAGACCAAGGGCCGCGCCCGCAGGTAAAAGGGGGAACGCTATCGGCGGCGAGAAACTGCTCCTACAGTTCATCGGCATCGATGCGGTGACCCACATCGTGGAGAAGATCGGCGCAGGCTTGGCCGGGCTGGTCAAGAAAGCCGAAAACGCCACGAGCGGCATGGCCACCAACCTCATCAAGGGCGGCTTGGTCGCCACCGCCACTGGTGGCGTTCTCCTTGCCGTGGCGGCGGGCGAAGCCACTGCGGTAGTGCATATGGCCGAGAGCGTGGCGGAGCTTGGCCATCAGCAGGAAGAACTGTCCGTAAAATTCGGCCTCGGCGCGCAACAGGCGGGCCTGTGGGCGGCTGCCGCCGACGCTGTGGGCGTGTCCTCCGACACGATGGGTGTCGGCTTCAAGACCCTGGCGAGAAACATGGAGGCGCTCAAGCTTCTCGACAACGCCGCCGCCTCGAAGGAACTGCTCAAGGAGCAGCAAGCCGAGGCCGCGATGGAAGCGAAGCTCATCCCCCTCAAGGCCACCCACAACAAAACCCTCATTTCGCAGCAGGAAGCGCTGATTGCCACGGCCCAGGCGCACATCAAGAACATGCAGGCCTCGCTCGCCAACGCGGACGCTGGCCGTGCGATGCAGCAGGTGTTCGACCAAATGGGCGTGGTCACCCGCGACGCCAAGGGCAACCTCGCCCCGCTCAACGACGTTATGCTCCAGGTCGCCACCAAGCTCGCAGCCATGCCTGATGGCGCTGAGAAAGCTGGGTTGGCCATAAAGCTCTTCGGCAGATCAGGGACCGATATGCTGCCCCTGCTCGACCAGGGCGCGGCTGGAATCCAGAAGTTCATGGACGAGGCCGAGCTGTCGGGCAAGGTGCTCGATGACTCGCAGGTGAAGGAGGCGCAAGCCGCCTACCTCGCCCATAAGCAACTCGATCAGGCCATCAGCGGCGTGACCACGCAATTGTCGATGGCCTTCCTGCCCATTCTGCAGAAATTCCTCGAAGTGCTGACGCCCATCCTCCGCAACATGGCCGACTGGATCAAGCACCACGAGAAGCTGCTTAGTGTCCTCATCCCGGTCGTGATCGGCCTCACCGCCTTGCTCGGTATCGTGCTGATAGTGGTGGGCGCGATCATGACCATCGCGGGTGTCATCATGGCTTGGGGCGTCGTCACCGCCGCCCTCGCCCCCATCATGGCTGGCCTCGCAGTCGCCATCGGGCCGGTCATCATTATCGTCGCCATTTTCATCGCCCTCGCGCTGGCCGTGTGGTTCGCCGTCACACACTGGACGGAAATCAAGGCCATCGCGGCCTCAGTCTGGCAAGCCATCGTGGATATGGGAGCCCGCATCGCCGACACTTTCCACGCGCTCGTCGCCCTGGTCGAGTCGGTATGGAGTGAATTCTGGAAGCGGCCCTTTTACTACATCGGGCTGCTGGTCGGTTTCGTCATCGTCAAGGCGATCCAGATTTACAACACGGTCACCGACTGGACCAAGAAGATGGTGCTCAACTTCATTACCTTCTGGGAGGAGCTACCCGACAACGCCATCCGCATCTTCGCCGAGATGATTGTCGCGGTATCTGGCTGGCTGGATAAGGCCGTGCCTCAAATGCTGAAGGCTGGAGGTCAGCTCAAGGATTCGCTCTGGACCGAGTTGAAGAAGCTGCCCGGTTTGGCGCTCGACCTCGGCCTTCAAATCGCCAAAGGTGTGCTCAAAGGTCTGACCAGCATCCCCGGTCAAGTCAAGAAAGCCGCTGGGGACTTCATCGGCGGACTGCTCCAGGGAGCCAAGGACGCGGCGGGCATTCATAGCCCTGCGCTACTGTTCTCCAATGTCATCGGGCGTCCCATCGCCCAGGGCGTCGCCCATGGCATCATCGCGGGCATCCCCGCAAATGTGGCCGCAATCAAGGCGCTCACCCACGCCACCCTGCGCCACGCTGTCCCTTCCTCAGCGGGGCCGGTCAGCGTGAATTCCGCATCGGTGGGCACCTCCGGCGCGGGCGCGCTCGCAGGCTCGGCGGTTGAGTCGTTGCTCACGGAGATTCGTGACCTCATCAAGAATGGCGCGCTTGGCGGAACTGGCGCTACCGGCAACACCGGAGCGCTGTCGCCCAGCGATGTGCTGTCCGCCTTCAATCACCTGGTCGAGGCGGCGCAAATGCAGCGCAGTCGCGGCACGCGCGCGGGGTATGTGACTTAATGCCAGCACCCATCTTCGCGCTCAGTTCCTACGCCCAGGCGCAGCGGCAGTCTATCAAGTTCGGCGGCTACACCGTTCCCAACCTGGGCACGACCGCGCCCTTCACCGACCTCAATGATGCCGTGTCGTGGTTCGCTGACGACTTCATCATCGAGATCGACCGGCAGTTGACCGCCAAGCAATCCGTCTGGCTGTCCAAAGGTGTATGGCAGTCGGAGGACTTCGGCCAGTTGCTCGTCACCATCCCCTTCATCTTCGATGAGGGCGGAGGGCAGACCTTCGCTGCAGCCAAACAAGCGCTGCTGGCGCTCGGCGAGCAGTACCTCACCATCGACAACAACGCCACCGCCATGCTGGCGAAATGCTCGAAGATCGCGAAGCCCGTCACCACTGGCGTGCCGCCCTATCGCTTCGCGGGCCAGCTTGAGTTCCGCGCCAAGGAGCCCTGGTGGAAGGACGTCGCAGCAACGTCGAGCCTCGCCAACGCTGTGGCCGGTTCCGCCGCTGGCGTGGCGACCACCATCGCAATCACGCCCTCGGGCAGCATCTTCGCCGAGCCGGTGTTCACGCTGCATGTCCCGATCGGAAACACCGTCACCATCTCGCAGCTGAAAATTCAGAATGCGGCCTCTGGCGAGATTTTGGTCATCAATTTCAGCCCTATCCTTCCGGCCAACACGGTCAAGACCATCACCATCGACAGCGGCATCTTCAAGGCTGTCGATGAGAGCAGTGTGGAGTCCGATGTACTGGGCTCATTCCCCCGCCTCTACCCTGGCGCGGCGCAGAACATCGTGGTCACAATCGTGTCCTCCGCTGCGACGACCGGCGTCACCTTCGACATCGTCTACAACGCCCGATGGATACCGTAAAGGCAAGGAGCAGGCTATGGAACAGGAACCGGGACGTGTGCGCGCCATCGTGACGTTTGAGGGGACCATCATCCGCTGCGGCTGTGGCGACCCCGCCAGCCACCCTGGCACCGCCTGTCCGACACCGAGGGTCGTTCAGGCGCTCGGCGAGTTGTCGCGCGCTGAGGTCGAGCTCTAGTGGCGACCACCGTCTTCGCTGACGCTGGAAAGGCCATCGTCACTGGACGGTTGACTGGTGGCGCATCACCCTTGCAGGTGGAGCCCAACTTCATGGGCATCGGCAGTGGCGCTGGGACGTCGAATCAAACCGATACCACGCTCTTCACCGAATACACCAGTGGGACGTGGAGCGCCTACGCCCGCTCGAACCCCGCCAGCACCCGCGTCACGACCGCCATCACCAATGACACGTATCAGGTGGCAGGCTCCTTCACCGCGCCCGCAGGCGGGCCCTACGCTGTCACCAACGCCGGACTCTTCGACGCCGCCAGCGCGGGCAACATGCTCATCAAGGGGGACTTCGCCACCCAGACCCTCAACCCTGGCGATACACTGGTCCTCAACGGCAAGTTGCAGTTCATCTCCTAGATGAGCTACTCAAGCGAGGTTCTGGCCGATAGCCCGACGCTCTACTACCGGCTGAATGACGGGACCACCGCCATCGCTGACTCGTCGGGCAATGCGCACAGCGGCACAGCCACGGCTGGTGTCACCCTGGGCGTCACCGGCGCTATTCTCACTGACCCGAGCGACAACGCGGTCAGCCTCAATGGCACGACCGGCGATATCAACATCCCCGACAACATTTGGTCGGGCGTTGCGCCCGCCACGGTGGAGTTCTGGGCCAAGCCCACCGCCTCGAATCCCATCGGCATTTTCGACTCAGCGCCCTCGCAGGTCGGTACCCTCCGCAACTACAACAATGGCCAGGTCGACTGGCAGAGTGTCCTCACCGTCAACCTGCCGGTCCTCAGTACCTCCGCCTGGACGCACATCGTGCTGGTGTTCAAGGTGGTGGGCGGCAATCGCACCATCCTCATCTACATCAATGGGGCGCTCTACAGCACCAACAATGTCGGCGGCGGCGGTGGCTACGCCGGAACGACCAATTGGAAGATCGGCAACATCAATGGCGGAGCCAATGGCTGGTACAGCGGCGCACTCGATGAGTTCGCTGTCTACAGCGGCATCGAACTCTCCGCTGCGCGCGTGCTGGCGCACTTCGGCGCTGCCTTCCCCGTCACCGATGTTCCAGCGACCGCCAAAGGTGTCGCGACCCTTACGGTCCGCAAGATTCCCAAGGGACAGGTCGCTACCGGAGGTCCGCGTCCCACCGACCGCACGCTTCCCTACATCGGCCATCTCTATGACAACAAGGGCAACTTCAAGCGCTTGCTGGACCCATTCCTCAATCGCCCTGCGCTGAAGCAAACGCTCAATGGTGGCTTCCAGCCCATCACCCTAGACATGCCCTTGCCGATCCGCAATTACGCCGACGTGACGGTTGCGGATTCGCCCGCCGCCTACTTCCGCGCAGGTGACGCATCGGGCAGTCTGACCGACCTGATGGGCGGCGCAGCGCTCACCGCTGCCAGCATCGACAAGTCCGCGAGCATGTCGTTCGGCAATCCAGGGGCCATGCCCGCTGACCCGACCACCTCGCTCAAAAACGCCTCTGCCGCGCCCACCAGTGGCTATTTGTTTTCACCGAACTCGCTCTGGGATATCTCAATCCCCACGGCGTGGTCGGTGGAATTTTTGTTTTTCGCGCGGGCTGCCGCAGACATCAACTCGCCGATGTTTCGTCATCGCGGCATCACCGACGGCAGTGGCAACCCAGGCGATGCGCTCGTCATCTTCATCGACACGAATGGCCATCTGGAGTTCTACGTCCATCCCTTCAACACCGGCCTGTTTTTCCAATCGAGTACCGGCTATGCGCCGAGCCTCAACGCCTGGCATCACCTGGTCCTGGTCAACACCAATGGCGTCTACACGCTCTACGTCGATGGCGTCCTTCGCTTCACCTCCGCTTCGACCTATCAACCGGAGTTCTGTCAGGGCTTCCTCGCCTGCGCTCACCCCGGCAGCATGCAGGAGTTGGCGCTCTACTCCGCCTCCTTGACCCAAGCCCAGGTGACCTCGCACAACAATGGTCGTGCCGGGGCCTACCGCACCGCCGTGGTCGCAGATACTCCGTTGGGCTACTGGCGCTTGGGGGAACCCGTCCTCTCAATGATCGCCGAGCCGGTGGCCAGTCAGGCCCGCCTGACCTTCAAAACGCCGGAGTATGCGCAGCCACCGCTGGTCAATGATGACAAGGGCGTCCTGGTCGGCTCGGTGGGCAACATCGGCACCGGTGCCTTTTCTTCGAGCACCCGCAAGCCGATCACCGGCACCAAATTCGCTCTGGAGGCGTGGATCAAGCCGGGTTCGCTCACCAAAGATCGCGCGGCGGCGGGCGGCGAGGCGTACATCGGTGGGCGCTGCATCATCAAGGTCGGCGACATTACCACGAATAATGGTGTATCGCTCTGCCACAACGGACCGGACATCCTCTTCGGTGCGCCCAGCAACGTCAACACGGTCGCCAACAAGCTCGCCCTCGGCAAGCACCATGTGGTGTGGGTGCATGACAGTTCCGCCAGTCCCACCGATTACATCTACGTCGATGGTTCGCTGGTCTTTACCAACAATGCCGCCAGCGTGGTCGCGCCCAATGCCGGGTTGGCGATCGGAAATGATCCGGCTCTCACCGTCGCCTTCACCGCCTGCTTCGGTGGCGAGATCGATGAGGCGGCAGTCTGGAACTTCCCGCTGAGCGCAGCCCAGGTGAGCGCCCACTACAAGACCGGTGTCGACATGACGCAGGGTGACCTGCTTGCCCTCACCGAGGAGGGCGGGGATGGATTGGTGCTCTACAAGGGCATCGTCGAGGACATCCCCGATGACTATGACCTCGCGCCTTCCTTCCAGATTGGCCTGCAGCCGATGGTGGTCGAGCTGGCCGATGCTTACTTCTCGCAGAACTACACGGTGCCCATCGATATCGCGCAAATGGTGCGCGACGCGGTGGACGCGACCGGCCATTTGTTCTGGACCCCGGTCAGCGTTCCGCTCTCCGGTGTCCTCGCCCAAGTGGACTACACGAGCAGCACCTCGCTCACCGTGTTGGAAACCGCCAAGAAGATCGGTGGTCCCTTCTTTTGGTGGCACGTCGATGCCATCGGACAGGTGTGGTTCCAGCAGTTCGACCTGACGCAGCCAGCGCTCTATCGCGCCAAGCGCGGCGTGGATCACGTCGCCCGCCGCTATCGCTCGCCAATCAGCACGCTGAAGAACAAGGTGCTCTGCATCGGCAACATTCCGCCCAATCAAACGGTGCCCATCATTTCGCTCTACAGTGACCTCGCTTCGCAGGCGCAGTACGGCGTGCGCGTGCTGCAGCCGCCGCTGGTCTATCCGAACATCATCGACCAGCCCACCCTGGACAAGGTCGCTGCCACGGTCGGAGCCGAACTGAACCGGCGCATCACGAAGGTGGAGTTGGACCTCCCAGCGTTCTCGCTCATTCAACTGGGCGTGGACAAGGGTGCCACCATGCGCTATTGGGAGCCCAATCAGAATCCGCTGCTCGAAGCCGCCTTCGGTGCCGGTCGGTACTCCCCCACCTACGTGGTGCTCGATGTGGAGCAGGATGGACCATTCCAGAAGGTCGTGCTGGCGGAAATTCCGGTCAGCAGTGATGACCTCAAATACGAAGGGGATCGCCAGCAGCAGCGCGACTTCCTCAATCAGTTGCTCCACCCCGACCTGTCGAGCACCGTGCCGATGAGCATGTCCGGTGGTTTCTTTTCCGCAGCCATCGGGTCGCCCATCACGCTGCCCTCTGGCTTCACCGGGTTCTCGCTCGACGCCGCCAATGGATTGTCGCTCTACAACGGTGGCATCCTCATCGCGCGCTTCGGCTCGGGTGGCGCGAGCGGCATGTTGCAGGCGTACAGCGGTTATCAGCCGGTCGATGCGACCCACAAGTGCATCCTCCGCTACGAGTACACGACCGACGTGCAGTCATTCTCCAAGGTCTTCCTCTCCTTCTCGCTCAAGGCGTTTCGCGCCACCCAGCAGACCGCTAGCGGCGCTGGCTCAACGCACAATCACACCATCAGCACGGCCCATCAACACCGTGTCGCTCTGTGGGATGGCTCGGTCACCCAGGATGAAACCTCCTTCAAGAACTTCAGCATCTACCTCGATACCCACGGCTATGCCTCGCAATTCTTTCCCGACCTGGGTGCCCTCAATGGACTGGATTGGCTGACCGATAGCTCTGGCGGTGTCGCGGGGACCAGTGGCAATGAAGGTGCCCACACCCACACGCTCAATGCCCCCTCTGGCCTATATGACACCGGCATGGCGCAGGGCGTGCACGTCTACGTCGATGGGACGGATCGGACGACCGCGCTCGGTGGACCCTGGGGCTCAGGGTCGGCGATCGACGTGAGCGACCTTGATATCTCTGCCTACATCAACACCACAGGCTGGCATGAGATTCTGCTCAGCAGCACGACGCTCGGCGTCATCATCGCCCAGGTGAGCTCGAAGGTCTATACCAAGACCGTATAGCCGAGCTGTCAGCCTGTGGAAAAGTCGAGTTGCCGAAGCTGGAATTATCCACTCTGGCGGAAAACCTGTGGAAAACCGCTTGGTGGCCGACCGGCAAAATGGTTTCCTCTCTTGGCGAACTCACCTTCCCTCAGCCAAAAGCTGAGACCCGCAAAGCGGCGCTCCTCGCGTCGCACCGTTCACCCAGCCCCACCTGGAAAGCTCAACAGGAAACGAGTTTGTTGCCTGGCTGCTTAAGGTGAGGTCTATTCATTTGTATGCAACAAGGAGGCCTTACTGCATATGCCTGACTTCGGACCCGGCTCGAAGATTCGTCCAAAGGCGCTCATCATCCAGCTCGACCCTTTCACCAGCGAGATGGTGGAGGCCGCGCTGCATTTCGACGTGGAGTTGCCCTCAGGGAAGCTGCTGTTCGATGCGCAACATTGGTGGAAGGAGGCCACACCCGCCCAACGCGCCCGTGCGCACGACCTCGCCCAGGAGGCGATTACCGACGTGACCGGCGTCCACGAACTCGTTCATTCGCCGACGCCACCGGAATCCTCGCCCCGTTAAGGAGCTTGTATGAATAACATCTGGCCGTTCATCTCGAAATTCGCTGTACCCGCCGAGGGTCAGCTCGCCGATGTGCCCGCCAGCAATCCCAATCGCTACTGGGATTGCGTCTTCGCCTGCGTGTCGGTCGCGCTCCAGGTTTATGGCTACCCTGACACGGAGCCCGAAGACCTGCGCCAGTTGATTCAGCCGGGCACTCACGCCGGGGCCGACTTCGACACGGTCGCCAACTACCTGCGAGCGCATCCGCAGAAGTGGCCCAACCTGCCGCGCATCGATACCTGGAATCCGCCCGATACCCTGGCGGCATTCGCCTCGCTGCTCAACAAGGGGTACCTCTGCATCTTCGATGTCTACGACGACCGCAACGCCAATGTGCGCAGCACCCCGCTCGCGGGCTGGGGCGGAACGCACGCCGTCATCCTCGAAGCGATGGGTGCCACCAAGGTCACCCTGTGGAATCCGTGGAATGGTGAACAGGCTGGCCAGACCTTCGAGCGCGCCTATATCAAGAGTGCGACGAATGGGATGCTCGCCGGTCGCATGACCTATGTCGGCAACCTGATGGTGTTCGCCCGCCCGGTTCCAGGTGCCTTCCCCGCGCCCGTCGTTGTCGTCCCTCCAGCGGTCCCACCGGCAACCCCGCCTGTGGTGACCCTGCCGCCTGTCATCGTTCCGCCTATCGAGCCGCCACCTTCACCCATCGTCGCGCAGTACCCGGTGGGACCGCCGCCCGTTCCTTCGGCAGAAACCTTGAGCTGGATTCAGGCGTTCCTGACTTGGCTCAAGGGATTCCTTGGTGTGAAGTAGTGGACCTGCCACTGTCTGTCCCCACCCACGCGGTCCTGACCTCCCTGGATCATGTCATCGGGCATGGTCACAAGACGGATAGTGGCGCTGTGCTGCCGGTCCGCGACCACTTCGTCGCCCATCTCCTGGAGGAGGTCGGCATTCAAGAGCGAGGTGTGAGCGCATGAGCACTGCCTTCACGTGGCTTTCCGTCTTCACCTTCCTTTTCGGCGCGGCAGCGGGTATCGGATATCTGCGCTGGGCTAGGTCGAACAGCGCGATCAACACCATCAAGCTGCTGAACGATGAAATCCATGCCCAATCGCTCACGATCGGACGCCTCGACTCGGAAAATAAAGTCCTGTCCTTCAAGCTGGATCAGCAAGCGATCCTGCTCAAGGAGCAGTCCGAGCGACTGCTGCTCCTCACCGAACTCGTGCGAGGTGTTCCGGCATGGGAGACACTGAAAAAGAATTACGCCACCCTGGAACTGGCCATCAAAAGCCTCGACCCGGTCATCACTGTCTTCCAGAAGCATGTGGACGACCAGAACGAGATGCATCTATGGTGGCAACAGATTCGCGACCAAGTGGACCGGCTCATCAAGGAGGGTGAAGATGCCCGAGGCGCATGACACCCAGGTGACCCACACGTACCACATCCATTACCCGCGCCATGAGCCGCGCGCGGATGATCCGCACTACACGCTGTTCAACGCCTATCGCAAGGCGCACGTCGCGACCGCCGTTTGCGCCGTGGGCGCGAGAGGCCCGAAGTTCCTCGCCGACTGCAAAGGAGGGCTGCAACTCCACCACAAAATCATCGAGTTCGCCATGCAGAATGAGGTGGACCTCGAAACCTTCGCCAAGGACTTCGTTGGCGTCACAACCCAGGATGAGTTGATGGCGTGGGCGGAGTCGGACCCGAACTTCCAGTGGCTCTGCGAGTTCCATCACATCGGCCACGCCGGTGTCCACGTGATGAGCGCAAGTGACTGGAGCAATGGCTGGTATATCCCAGGACTGGCGTCCTGATGTTCCTCACCGCCCTGGCGTTCGCGCTCAGCATCAGCATCGGTGCCTTCTATGAGGTGTGGGCCGTGTGGTACGCGAAGCAGTCGGGCCGGGACTACACCATCACCAACCTGATCCGCACGCGTACCCACCTGGTCATCGTGCTCGCTGCGATCTACATGCTCTTCGGATATGCGCTCGGTCGTGGCGCTCCATAGACGGGAACATTCGTTCGTGAATGAATGTTCGGACTCGACCGGTCGCCCGCTGCCGAGTACGGTGCGAGGTCGGGCGGAGTGGTTCCCTGCATTCGCAAAGGAGCGAGCGCAATGAAGGATGGTTCGGAATTCGCTGGAGCGCGTTACCTGATCCTCGGTAAGGTGGTCGGCCAGCGGGCCAACCTGCCGGATACCATCGAATCGTTCTACTCCCAGCTTCAGCACAGCGCCCAGGAGCTGGGCGGTCGGGCGCACGAGGAGTGCTCCTCGGCCATCTTCGGACCGTGGGATGTCGCGGTGTTCGTGACCTTGCCCACGCCCGAGGCTCTCTATGGACTGGCCAATGTCATCAACCGCGATGGCAAGATGACGACGGAGACCTACCTCGCTCCGTCTATCAAGACATTCGCCCAGGCCAGCAAGAATGCGTGGTCCAAGACTGGCGCGCAATCGCCGGTCGAACAGCGCCGGTAGTCGTCAACTAGCGGGGAGCGCCACTCCGCCCCCGCATTCACAAGGAGTCGCCCAATGCTCATCGCCGTCCTCTTGATGGTCAAGGCGTTCGTTGTCTTGGCCGCTGTCGCAACCGTGGTTCCCATCGATGCCGCAACGCTCGCCGCCATCCTCTTCGGCGTGGTGTCCCCCTTCCTCTTTCGAGCGGTTCCGCTCAAGGACAATGCAATGATCGCCTTCACATGGGTGGTCACCTTCCTCTTCGCCCTGATCGCCGTCGTCGCCATCGACCAGTTGCAGGGCATCGCATTCTCCTGGGCGCGCCTCATCATCGACATCGGTGGCGCATACGCAATCCAAGCTGGAATCTTCACCGCCGCCAAACACAACATCCCGGCTGCGGTCGTATAGATTTTCTGCGCCGCGCTCAACACCCGGTCCCCGGTGGGACCGGGTGTTTTTTCGTGCTCAGGGATGGGTCAGGGAAGGAGGTGCGACGGTCACCCCTGGCGAGGTGCGTGTCCTTGTATCAAGTTCGTATAGGGCGGACGTCCCCGCATTCCCCCCACGGAGGTCGCAGAGGCGGACAGACGTATCGCGAGCGCGCGCGAGGCATGTTTTGCTCGACGGTCGCAGATTGACCCAGGCAGCCCGCAATCGACTTGTGTCGAGTATGTATCGTCAGTTACGATTCTCCGCAGGAAGTCACCCCAGCCGGACTGAGCGGGTACGTCGAGCCGAGACAACGCCCAAGCAGCAGGACCGCAGTAAGGTGAGCGAACTTCAAAAAGGCCGAAGGTATGTTCCTAAAATCGGCTGAGTATGAACCCCTCAGGATATTCAAGGGTCATCGGGTCCGCACGGCGCTGTTACCAAACCGCGCTGGTGGGTCATCGATGATTGAGAATTGCGGGGCAAGGTTCGCAAAACGTGGTCGAGGCGTCTGAGCGGTTGGTGAGGGATTTTGCTCCGGCACCGACTGGACCACGCAAATAGGTGGAGTCGAGATCGGTCAGGGATTTTGTTCCGTGACCGTGAAACGGCAGGACCGCGACCGGCTCGAATAACCCCGATGCGCTCCAAGTGGTAGGCCATACAAAATGCCGGGTCCATGAGAGGCACATGCGCTAGGAGGGACAAGAGCTTGAGTGTGAGAGGTCGTTTGGCAGAAGGACCATCACACTGACGGAACCCCTTCGCCGTTGACCCATCCGATGTGACCCCGTCACCCGACCGGTCACCCCTCGATGAGTCGATGCCGAAGGGAAGCGCACGACCGGGAGTCGCTTAATCGAAGGAGAGGCGGCGACTCCCTCCTCCATCAGACCCCATCGATGTGGACAGCGCCAAAATCGCCGGTATGGCAACCGGCCAAGCATCAGGGTCCGATGGCGGAATAAATCGAAAGGAGACCGAAGTGCAGAGGCAGAAGACATGCATCGCTTGTCGCAACATGACCGGCAAGATTCGCAAGGCAGTGGCGTGGATCGAGGATTGGGGGCTGTGCCGGGAGCACACCCAGGAACTCGGCATGAAGGTAGGGGATAAGTAGAACCCGCTCCGGCGCTCGACCTCGGATTAAGAAACAGGAGATTGAAATGGAAAGGCAAATGACCGACGAGAAGGTGCTCGCCGACGGGACGTGGGTGAAGTATTGCCACCCACACCGGCGCTGGGAATGGGATTGCGCCAATCGGTTCCCCGGTGGCATGCACTGTGGCGGCGTCAACAGCACTCGCGCTCTTTACTGTGAGAACTGTGGTGGCAGCCGCGTCGAGGTCGCTGAGCGCAAGGTGGAGGTCGAAGGATGACCCGCGCTGCCGGTGTCATTGAGTTTGATGATTCGGACTTCGTCGCCGCTCATGGTGTGAAACCCCGAGGCAATGGCGCTTGGGCGTTCGAGGTTGCCGGTGAGGTGTGGTGGGAGTCGGGGCTCCTCACCTATGCCAAGCTGAAGATTCGGACCCGTATCCGTAAGACCCGCCCGTCCGACGTCGAAGGTGGATACATCATGGTCAAGGTGCTCGGATGAGCATGAGAGTTTACGAAGCGATGCGCAAGTTCGCTGAAGAGTCGGCGGCGGAAATCAAGAAAGGAGACACGTCCAAGTGAACAAAGTCCTCGTTAACAATGGATTCGTCGCTGTCGGCAGTCGAGTCTTCCACAACAGCGAGTTCTCGCTCCCCGGTCAGGTGGTCGATGTGAGTCCTCCCGTCAATCGTGGCGTGACAAGAGGTCGGCGCATCATCGAGGTCCGCTGGACCAACGGAGTCCAAGAGCAGTACTTCTCCACCGAGTTGTGGAAGGACACGCAAACGCTCGTCCATCGCCCTGGACAAGTCCCCTTCGACCGGAAGACCAAGTAAGCGCTGTTCCCCGACTCGATTCCCCATCCAAGGAGGTGATCACATGACCGGAGACCAGTTAGTTGCCGACTTCGCGCAGATCGTGACCGCGCTCGAAGCCGAGGAGATTCACCCGGCGCTCATGCGGAAGGTGAATCGATTCCAGGCTCAGCTCGTCCAACTCCTCACCGAGGAGGAGGTGATAGGCGTCGCCTGATGTTCGTCGCTGAACCGTCCGTAGACCCGTCGTGATGTCGTCAATCGAGGAGGCGAGGGACCGCGAAGTCCCTCCTTCCGCAAGGAGTTACTCAAGTGTCCAAGAAAGTCGGTTATGCCATGTCGAACAGCGCTCAGGTGAAGGCCGCGCGGAAACTCGCCAAGTCGGGCAAGACCTATGCGCAAGTCGCCAAGACCCTCCGTCTGTCGTCCCCGAAAGCGGCATGGTGCCTCGTTAACAACGCCGCCTAAGTTCTGCTCGCGAGGGTAGGACATGGTTCGCTGTGACAAACCTCTCCACAAAGGGTAAGGAACAGCGAAGCGACCGGACGGTCCGCAAGCCATCGACCGAGTAAGGATGCGAACGCATCTCCAAAGGCATAGGCGACCGGACCGTCCGTATTTTCAGCCAAGGAGATGACCGTGAAACTCGTTATCGCAAGCGCCCTGGCGCTCGGCGCTCTGACCATCGTTCCGATCATCGGCGCGATCCGGCTCGATTCTGATGTGGCAGCGCAAATGCGCTATTGCCAAACTGTCGAAGACTCGACCACTCCCTACTTCTGCGACCTCGATGCAGTCCGCCTCAATGTCGAGGAAAGGCCGGGGACGTGGTGATGAGGAGCGAACTCTACGCTGACCGCAAGAACCGTGACGCTCGCTTCGCAGAGTTGAAAGCTCAGGGCGTGATCGGGCTCTATCGGTCGTCCGTCCGCAATCAACTCCTCCACCCCGAGTATGTGAAGGATGCTGACCCAGTGGCGCAAGCCGACAATCAGCTTGGCAACACCCGGTATAAGACCTATTGGGCGGTCCTCTATGAGGTGGGGACGAGGGAGGATCGCTTCTCATGATGAAGCTGGGCGAAGTGTTCATCGATGACCGTGGCGACTTGATTTACGTCCCCGACCGTCAGCGCCCGCCGTTCGTCGCGGGCACCCCTGTCGAGTTGAGGAACATGCTCATCAACGCCGTCCTCAAGGTGGTCAAGGACAAGGAGGGGACCGGCAACCGCATCATCGTCTACCCGCAAATCACTTGCCTCTACCCGAAACAGCATCACCACGATAAGGGGCAACCGTACACCGACTCGGAGATTCTGCTCGCTCGCGGTCGAACAAAAGAAAAGGAGATAGTCCATGAACCCGGTCAACGCCAGTCTGCCGTCAAGCGGTCTAAGCGAGGAGGAGCGTCACCTCGTAAGGGAATTCGCCGAGGTGTTCGCCGCCGCCCAACAGTTTCCGCACGGAACCGCTCTCCGCGAAATGCTCGATAAGCGGCTCGCGACCATCGAGATAAAGCTGGGACTCTGATGGCCAGCAAGATTCGTGGTTACGCATTCGCCGTCGAGGGCGAGGGGCAGTTCCCCACCGACATGCTTCGGTATGACGCCTGTTATCCGCGCACAACCGAGGATGCGGTGAACCTCCCGCTCAACAGCTATGTCGAGCTCCGCGACCGTCGGCAACATCGGAAGGTCGCGCTCTTCTCCAGTTTGGGCCCACCCACGGTTGCCCGGTGGGTATCGTTTGGCTGGACCGTGTCCGACATCGAGGTGATCCGCTGATGCCCCTCAAGAGATACGTCGGAAGTGTCGATTACTATGGCGACTCCGAGGAGGGATTCCTTGGTCGGCAACATTTGTTCGGTCGAGAGATCGAGATACCGGGCACCTTTGCCAACGCGACCAACGCCCTGAAAGCCGCAGCGCAGAAGTTGTGGGCACCACCCGATGGGACCGATGAGGTCAAGCTCATTGTGAGGGTTGTCCACCAATGAGCAAGTTCCGCGTCGAGTATCTGCCGAAGCTTGGGGCCGATGTGAAGATGGTTCACGTCGGCTTCGACTCCATCGAATCCGCCGAGATATTTGCTCTGGCGAATCTCAAGACAGCGCCCTATGCCAGCATCACCCTGGGCGAGCGCCGTGTCAAAGACCTGTGGCGCAAGGTGGAGTGTGAGGCGTGTGTCAACCGTTGGCGTGATGGGACGCTCAGGCTGTCTGACGTTCCGGTGTTTTCATCGCCCCCCGACCTTTCCGAATATTTCATCAAGGAGCATGGCGTCACCCCTGCTCGAGAAGCGATGGAGGCCGCGCAGCGCCGGTTCGACGAGCGACCCTTGCTCGACTTCAGCAAGAAGTATGCCCATGAGTTCCAGGTGAAACATGGAAAAAGCTAGTCGTGACTTCGACTCGTTTATCGGCCGCGTGGTGAGCCGAGGGCTTGAGGGCTTGATGATTCGATGTGTCCTCAAGACCCAGGGATTCATGGGGGACAAGGCCACCTTCGCCGTCTATGAGCAAGGTCAGGGCAGTCCGGTTCTGTGGGAGGTGTCGATTGAGAGGGCGAGGGAGCATGGCAATCGCGACATCGTCGGAGAGCTCCGTAGGAGCCTGCGGAAGGATCGCCGGAAGGAGCCAAGGGCATGAGTAGTCAAGACGAGATGGGCGTGGCGATGGTGGTGCTCGTCATCGTCGCTTGGTTCGTCGGATTCATCCAGGGGCTAGGGGGGCGTCGGCGATGACCCTCCCTGATTTTCGCTCACCCGTCGACCTGCCGGAAGGGAAGACAGGCAAGTTTGAGGTGAAGCACACCCATGGCGATTGCTTCGACATCGTGTCGATGCGAGAGGCAATCACGACCGGAAGGCAACCGCTCACCGTAAAGCTGGAGGAGCCCATTCGTATCCATGAGCTCTATGAGGAGGGCAAGCTTTGGATTGCCGATGTTCCCATCGAGGTTCGTCAGCATCAAGAGTCCCTCTCCAAGATGGAACCGCGTGGCCGGGTGCTCGTGGGAGGACTCGGCCTTGGCATCATGGCAGGCCTGCTCGCCAAGCGGAAGGAGGTGACCCAGGTGGACGTGGTGGAAATTTCGCCGGAGGTCGCTCGGCTTTGCAAGCCCACCGACCCAAAGGTCAAGGTCATCGTCCAAGACTTCAGGGCGTTCGTGGCCGCTCAGCGCCGGTGGGAATGGGATTGCGCTTTTGTCGACCTCTGGCGCGGGACGAGCGAGGGTGATTGGTGGGAGGAGGTGCTCCCGATTCGACGCCTCATCGCCAACAAGTTCGGCCTGTGGTACGCCGGTACCGTCGAGTATTGGGCCGAGGACATAATGCTCGGTCAGGTGGGGCGACGCCTGATGGAGGTGACCGATCCTCATTGGTTTTACAAGGCTGGGCTCAAGCTCCCCATGAGCAAGGTTCGTGCCCGCTGGTTTTTCAACAACATCGGCAGTCCCCGGTGGGAAAAGAAGTATGGCGTGCTCTATCCCAAAGGAGGTGGAACGGTTGAGCAAGACGAAACAGCATCGTGACCGTCTGCTCCGACACTGTCGCAACGTCCACCCCGAGGTGATAACCCTGCTCCGCGCCCAGGGCAAAGACCCCGAAGACTTCACGCTCACCGACCTGTCGAATGTTCACGCCGCGATCCCGCACCCGCAACAAGACGAGCTGTGGAAGGAGGAGGAGTGATGGCCATTGACGGCCCGCGCCCGACCGAGCGACAACGGGGGGAATGGGTGCTCGCGCTCGAAGGCATGCGAGACCTCGCCCAGGAAGCCCTCGACGACGTGAATGAGGGAGCCTATAACTTGGCGCTCGTCCCGCTCAGCCTGATACAAGCCGGAGCCCTTCCCCTTCGCAACGCCATCGGGCAGTGGGTCAACAGCATGGTGTGCCCCTTCTGTGGCAAGGAGGGGCCGAACATCGCCGTTCCTCGGGAGAGCGGCAACGTCATTGACATCGGCTTCAAGTGCGCCCATTGCAAACGAGATTGGGGATTCGAGGTGCTCAAAGATGAACGAGCCTGAATGCCCGAATGGGCACGGCCCGATGCGGCAAAAGAGTTTGGCTGGCAAGGCAGAGGTCGAATTGGCGACCCATGAGGTGATCGACCTCTTTGAGGAAGCCAGCTATACGTGTGAGGAGTGCGGCACCCGAGTCGAGCGCCGCGCCACTCGGCACGACAGAGAGTTGGAGGTCTGCGATTTTTGCAGTGGGCCGGACCCGGTCATCACCTATCGCTGTCGAGACTTCCACACCGTTGTGATCGGCGTGGACGACAAGGGCCAGATTCACGAACAGCCCTGGAGTTCGTTCGGGGATTGGGCGGCATGTGAGCCGTGTGCGAGATTCATCGACGCCGATGACCAACCGGGGCTGACGACCTACGCCGTCGAGGGACACATGGCTCGCAATGAGCCGGATGCCCAGAAGAAGCGCGCTGACTTGGTCGAGTCGATGGGTCAACTCCATCGGCTCTTTTTCATGCATCGGACCGTGACGGAATAAAGGAGGTGATGACTATGGACGCCCAGGAGCGCTCCCAAAAGAGCGCTCGAACCCGCACGTTTCGTAGGCGCTGGACCGTGACCGTCGACAACGTGAAGAAGCGCGGCTTGCTCATTCACGATATCCGACCCGCCCAGCGTGGGCCGGAGCTCGCGGCGCTCTCCCACATGATGAGAGAGCTGTCGCGGCTCGTCGAAGAACTCGAAGGCGTTTAAGTCCGCTCGTCGTTTATGGAGGACGTCGTATCAAAAATACAGAGGAGTCGAGAAACAGATGGCAACGCTTATCGGTAACCCGAAGTTGGTCGAGAGGGCGAAGTCCCTGCGCAAGAAGCTGGTCAACGGCAAGAAGATGAGTTACGGCCAGATCGCGAAGGCCATGCATCTCCGCGACAACAAGGCAGCGTGGGTGCTCGTCAATGACACGCCGGGGATGGACCGGACGCCGAAAGGCACTCGCGGCGCGAAGGTGAAGAAGACGGCCAAGGCTGTCAAGCGCATCACCGCGAAGAAAGCCGCCAAGCGCCAGACCCGCCGCGCCGCCTAACGTTTAGCTTCGTCGTTTCCAGAGGGCGGTTGAGCTCTCGGACCCTGGAGTTCCCGCCCTCTTCGCATCTTCATCGAAGGAGGTCGCATGGCAAAACGCGCCGTCAAGAAAAAGGTTGAGGCAACGCCGGAGATGATTGCCAAAGCCAAGAAGCTGAAAGCCGAGGGCAAATCCTATAAGGCGATCGCAACAGCGCTCGGCTACAAGTACGACAAAGCCGCCTGGAACCTGCTCAACCCTGGGCCCACCGGTCGTCACCGTGGGGACAGGGCTGTCAAGGCGTCACCGAAGGCCGTCCCCAAGGGTAGGGGGAAGGCAGGACGGGCAGTGGCCGCTGAGGGCAGCGTAGGGGCACGACGGACGGGTCGAAAACGGGGGAAACGGGGGACGGTGTCCCCTGTGGAGTCCCCAGCATCCCCGGCCCAGGGCGGGCCGTCTGGAGAGTCGACCAACAAGCCGGGCAGTCTGCTGACCGGGCGTAGGTTCGGGCAGGACCGCCCAGTGGCGACACCCGCGCCCATGCCGAATGGTCACAAGGAGGAGGTGAAGGCTGTTCCCAAGCCGAAGGACCGCAAGCGCTCGTAAATCAGGCCCTCCTATGGAGGCCCAAAGAGGTGTCAGTCCGTGTTTAGAAAAATCGTGCTCATCGCGGTGATGAGCCTTACCGCCGTCGCAATGTCGGCCTGTGCCGATACCGGCAGTGGTTCGATTCCAGGCGCGGCGGGGTCGCCCGCCGCAAGCGCTCGGAAGCCGTTCGCTGTCGGACAGACGATGACCAATGACGCCCACCAGTCCGTGACTGTGGTCGCCTTCAAGCGCGGCGTTTCGACTGGCAATGAGTTCCTTCAGCCGTCGGCAGGCCATGAGTGCATCCAGACCGACCTCGCGCTCGTCAATGGTGACTCCACGTCATGGTCATTTCCGCTGATGGAGATGGCGATTGTTGATGCCAATGGGCAGTCGTACAGTTCGTCGTTCAACTGTGGTGGTGACACCAGCACCATCGAGTCGCTCATCCCGAAGGGCAAGGCTAACGCCAGCCTCCGGTTCGAGGTGCCGACCGGAAGTGCGCTGATCTTCACATGGACGCCAAGCGCCCTCAACCCGAACTCGACCTATCAGACCGACCTCAAGTGACCGAGCGCTAACCGGAGAGGCCCTGCCGAGCAGGGCCTCTATTTCCATTTCCAAGGAGGTGATGCCGGAACCGTGAGGGGGCCAGTCCGACATTCAAGGAGGGATCATGCGTAAGTTCGCTATCGCATCCGCGCTGGCCGTCGCCCTTCTGGCGTTGGTCAGTATCGTTTCCGCGAGCGCGACGAGCTTCACCGTCAGTCCGTGGGCCTACGCCTGTGGTCACACCGTCTTTGGCAACCCGGTCACACAGCAGGATTTACCGGGAGAGGCATCATGCCCGAGCACCGATACGCTCGGCGATGCCAACGCTTCGTACACCGGAGGGATTCTGACCCTGGGCAAAACCGGCCCAACAACCGATGACCTCGCGGCTGGAGCGACCATCGGAGGTCTGACCACGCTCAGCGCCGCAAGCTTCGACCTCGAGGAGGGGAGCTATTGCGGTGCAGGAGCGCCTCGGCTCAATGTGGTCACCGCCGACGGCAAGACCCACTTCTTCGGCTGTGCCGCCAACAACGTCAATGGTCACGTCAGCATCAACCTCACCGCCAGTGGGGATGGTTCGGGCAATGGAGGTGTCGCGCCCGATGAGGCCGTGACCTCTATCGACTTCGTTCAGGATGAGCAGGGGACAGCCATGCTCGATAACCTGTCATTCACCGGCACGGCGGTTGAGGCATCGCCGACGCCAACGCCCACCGCAACCCCGACTCCGACGCCAACCGCGACACCCACGGCGACTCCGACCGCCACGCCTACGCCGACTCCATCGGCGACGGTGTCAGCCACGGCAACCGCCACGCCCGCCCCCAGCACCGCCACCCTGGCGCAGACCGGAGGAGGAGCGGCTGATGTGATCTGGCCGTACGCAGCGCTCATCACCGCCATCGCCCTGGTCCTCGTCGGGCTCATCGTCGCATTCGTTCGGCGTCGCCGCACGTCGTAATCGTTCGATGGTGGCCCTGCGTGTACTGTCCCGGTGAGCCTTTTTGTCAAGGTTCGTTTGCTTCATGGCGGCCTTGACTTTCTCCACTCGCCAGGGGCTTTGGGCGCAAATGGTTCAAATCCTGCGGGCCACCAACCCGCTTTCAACGAGGTGGTGCAGGTAAATCCTGTCAAACAAGGGGGCTACGGGACCGACGTATCAGCTGTAGCGTCGGCTCGGAGAAGTAACCCGGCCACCTTTCTTATTCAAGGAGGACACCGTGCCGCAAATCGAATCGGATGATCGGACCATCACCATCCGCAATGTGGTCATCGAGGTAGAGCGTCGAGGGGAAAAGCTCATCGTGCCCGAGACCATCACCTATCAGGAAGCCATCCAGACGCTCCAGCGCTACATCGAGCAGGAGAACAAGGTGGTCGCCGTCAGCGAACAGTTCCATGCCTTCCCACCGGATGGCGCTCATGCGCTCAGTTTGGCGCTCCAGGACATGTTCGGCTGGGTGAGCCTGACGAGCACTCCCGGCTTCTTTGGCGATTCTCCCCCGGCGATGATTACCGTCGAGGTCGGACCCGGCATCACCACCCAGGTGCCGTGGGGCCGGATGATTCTGCCGGGACTCGATGGCTGGATTCAGACCTCTACGGCTGCTGACAATCAGGGCCGGATTATGTTCGTCATGCTCGGGCAGGTGAAGCGCAAGGCCGAGGGATTGTTCAAAGAGTTGGGCAACCTCGTGCGCAAGTATCTACACGAGCAGTCGCTCTATCGAGGCAAGGCGTTCCGCCTTCGCTTCCGTGACGACGACGGAGAGCCGTTTGAAATGCCGGAGCCGCATTTCATCGACCTTGCCCAAGTGAAGGAGGAGGAGCTGGTATTCTCCAAGCCCGTCGCTGCGGCTATCGCCACCAGCGTCTTCACTCCGCTGGAAAAGACACAGGAGTGTCGCGACCATCAGATTCCGCTGAAGCGTGGCGTCCTGCTGGCGGGCGCATATGGCGTGGGGAAGACTCTCGCCGCCTACGTCACCGCCAAGAAAGCCCAGGAGAATGGCTGGACGTTCGTCTACTGCGAAAAGTCGTCCGAGCTGTCGGATGGTATTCGGCTCGCGCAGAACTATGCGCCCGGTGTGGTGTTCTGCGAGGACGTGGACCGGGTGACCGAGGGCGAGCGCGACTATGCGATGGACGAGTTGCTCAACGTGATCGATGGCATCGATGCCAAGGAGCAGGACATCATGGTCATCCTCACGACCAATGAGGTGTCCAACATCAATCAGGCCATGCTCCGCCCTGGTCGCCTCGATGATGTCATCCACATCACCCCGCCCGATGCCGAAGCGGTCGAGCGGTTGATTCGACTCTATGGACGTGGTCGGATTGCCGAGGGACCGCTGCCCAGGGCGGGTGAGGCGCTCGCCGGGAAGATTCCTGCGGTGATCCGTGAGTGCTTGGAGCGGGCGAAGCTCAGCGCCATCCGCCTTACCGAACCGGGTGAGCCGCTCGTTATCACCGATGAGGCGCTCGCCGATGCCGCCTTCACGATGCAGATGCAGATTGAGCTGCTCACGCCCAAGGCGAAGGATGAGCGCTCAAGCATGGAGAAAGCCGCTGACCGCCTCGGTGGTCACCTCGTGGTCGCCATGCGCAAGGAGGAGGTCAACAAGGATGGGCAGACCCATCCGGTGGTCGAACATGCCCGCCGTTAGCGCCGACGCAGAAAGTGCGGTGATGTGGGAACGAGTCCAGGGCCATGAATGGCGTGTGGAGCTCCGTGAGCACGCCTTGCCCGAGGTCAAGAAGGCCCAGGGGGCTCCGACCATCGTGGTGGTTATCCGCTGTGATGGCAAGCTACTCGCCACCGTCTACCCGGTGCAGGTTGGTGGAATCGGCGTGCAGATCGCCAGCACAAAGCTCGACTTCGATGAACCGTGGCGTATCGAACCCGATGACCCCGACGTGTCGAAGCTCGCCCCGGCTGTCATCTTCCTCAGGAAGGACCATCAGGGGCAAGGAGGTGAGAATGGCCAAGAGAATCGAGATAAAGGATGACCGCATCATTTATCTCGCCATCCGTTGGCGCGGAGACCAAGGGCTCTTTGTGGAAGGTGGCTTCAATGGCGAGTTCGACTTCCTGAGCAAAGAGCAGAAGAAATTCGCGCTCACGCTCGCGCTCGAAGCCGTCATGGCAAATGGGATCGCCGCCCTACCCGATGACGTGGACTTCAAGGAGTACTTCGACAAGCACACCGACCTCGGCAAGGCCGGTGGGCCTCATTGGCGCGCGACCCCGCCGACCCCGTCGGAATAACCCAGGAGGCGATGGCAATGCAAATGAGCTTCGTTGATGGCGTTCTGACCGTATCGATGCCGCACGCCGAGTTCATCGCAGCGCTTGAAGGATCGATGATGGCTGGAGAGGTGAAGGGGCGGACCGAAGGTTTTCGGCGGACCGCCAATGGCACCAAGGCAGGCGCGACTCGGAAGACCGCCAAGAAAGCGGTTGCTCGGCGCAAGATCACCCGACAGCACGTTCGGCGAGTTGCCCGACCCCAGATAAGGCGCAGTGGTAAGCGCAAGGATTGGTCAGCCATCGTGGCTAAGCGCCTCGCAACCCAGGCCGAGAACCGAGAGAAGCGTCGGCTCGAAGCGCAGCAACAGCAGGCGCAGTCGGCGACCAACACCGCCGAAGCGATCTGACCCTTTCCATTCGCCCTATAGCGTGGTAGTATCGAGGGTGAATCGTGGGAATGCTCACTCGTCGTGGATTGGCGCGTAAGCTTAGAGCGCTTCGCGAGTCGCTCTATCTTTCGCAGACAGAATTCGGCGCTCGCCTCGAGGTCGGTCGGGTGACTGTGTGCCGGTGGGAATCCGGTGTGCAGGAGCCAGGGCTGGAGGCGCGGCGCAAGTTGATGGACCAGTTCGGCGCTGACGTTCTACAAGACCCGTAGTGTTCGCGACCCGGCTGGGCCAGTTGTCCTCCGCTGCCCAGCCGGTTTCACCCCAGGAGGGGAGAGGTGCGTATGGCAAAAAAATCGAAGACCGCGCCGACCACGGAGAAAATCGAGCAGAAGAATGGGGAGCATGAGCCGGAAGTGAAACAGGGAGAGGCGCTCGCAGTGCGCGAGCGCGAGTCGCTCGTTGAGTGGACGCCCCGCTTTGCCATGACCGTCGACCAAGCGGTCGAGCTGGAACAGCAGAAGCAGGAGTTCATGCAACGAGTCCTCAAGGAGGGCTTCCACTACGGGAAGATTCCCGGCGCTGGCGACCGCAAGGTCTTGTTCAAGGCGGGCGCTGAGGCGCTCTGCGCCGCCATGCGCCTCCACCCTGAGTTGTCGGATGCCGAGCCGCCAGTGGTGGATGAAACCGGCGAGCTTCATGGAGGTGAGCCCTACTGGAGCTTCCGCCGCACCTGTCGCATGTATGTGCAGACCGGCCCTGGTCCCGATGACCGGATGCTGGTGGCGCAGGCTGAGGGTAGCTGCAATTCCTTTGAGATCAAGTACCGATACCGGGACACGCAGCGCACCTGCCCTGACTGCGGGAAGGCTGCGATCCGGCAGGCCCGACCCGCCAAAGATAAACCCGATCAGAAGAACCTCGGCTTCTATTGCTGGAAAAAAATCGGCGGATGCGGCGCGAACTTCCAATGGAACGAGCAGCGCATCATCACGCAGAAGGTAGGCCGCGAAAAGAACAAGGACGTGATGGACACAGCGAACACCGGCTTGAAGATGGCCGACAAGCGCGCCCTGGTTGCCACCACCCTCATCGCGACGGGATTCTCCACCGACTTCACGCAAGACCTCGAAGACAAAGTCCTCGATGGCGATGGCTATGTGGGGGAACCCGATGGGCCTGATGCCGGTGACACCCAATCAAGCGCTTCGGTCGACCGTCAAGCTGCGCCTGCACCGAAGGCTTCGGGGAGCGCGCAGACGGCATCGGCCCCGCCCAAAGTCGAGGTCGATCCCGAGACCAAGACCAAGCAACAGGTGGTCGTGGCACTCGGCAATTCCCTCGACCCGCCCTGGGCCCCCGCCAACTATGCCGAAGGATGGGAGGCGATGGGCAAGGATTACCGCCTGCTCATCGGCACCCTGGTCGAGCTTCATATGATCTGCCACGGCGCAAACTGCGCCCACATCACGGCAGTCCCCTCATCCATCGATTATGTCTACACGACGGAAGGCGCGCAGCGTGCGTGGGTCAACAAGATGGCCGAGAAGCTGACCAAGCCCGCAGGCCAGGACGTGGACCCCGACGACATTCCTTTCTAAAGGAGGAGCGATGGCTGCAAAGAAAAAAGTCGATGCCGAAAAGCGCATTGAGACCGGAGATTGGGTCATGCTGGAAAACCCGCTGTGGGCCTTCCTGCACCGTGTCAGCGGTTCGAGGTCGGGGGATTACATCCTCACCTACTGCGGCTTGAAGGCCATTCCCGATGTGAATGGCAAACGTGCGCATGGCGCTCGCTGCAAGCAGTGTGTCAAGAAGTCGGAGGCTGCCGCGTGACTCACCGGCGTCCCGACCTCAAGAGCGCCCCGCGTATCGGCGCTGCGCTCTCGTTGAGAGGGACGGCCACACAGTTAATTCAGGAACTCGATACACCGGAAAAGTGCGCGCAGTTCTACGTCGAAGCCCAGGAGCCCTATGGCGCGGTGGGCGAGGTGATGAAGCATGTTCGATCCCTCTTGATGCTGGGCGCGAAGGAAGGACCGATTGCGGTGGGCGATAAGTTCGTCATGGCCGAACCCTCGGACTACGACTATGACCTCGCCGTGGTCAAAGAGATCGCGCCTGATTGCGTAAAGATGGTGGAGGCACCGACCTCCGACAAGATGCGGCGCATCAATGAGGTGGCCCAGGGCATCTATATGCTGGGCATTTCGGATCAGCCGATTCCGCCCGCTGCTATCGAGGAAATCCTCAAGCTCTCGCAACCGCTGACCTATGAGGCGGTGGACGGCAATAAGCTCCGCGCCGTCCTCGGACGGGGCGATGAGCGGGCGCAGAAGTTGATAGCTCGCCGTGTCAAGACTCCGTGCGCATGGAAGCTGGTTATCAAGGAGGGGGCAAATGCCAGTCGTTGAAGCCACCCTGGTCAAGCGCTACGTGGACCAGCGCTGTCCGAGCTGCGGCCTGATGCTTATGGAGATGAAAGATGAAATCCAGCTCGGCAAGGTTTATCGCGTCAAGCTCGAAACCCGCGAGGTCAAGAAGATGTTCAACGTCGAACATGGCGTGCCGTGGCAGGCCGAGATGGTCGAGGATGCCGACCACCCAGGTGAGTGGCTCCCCACTTCACTCCTCATGCGCAATGGCTCGGCGCTGTGAAGGAGGGGCTGTTCGTCAAGTTCGACCGTGATGGTGTGATGTGGATTTATCTGCTCTTCGAGGGCCAGGAGATTCTCCTTGGCTACTACACCAAGAACGCCATGCCCTCGCAAGACCTCATCCTCCGCTACATCGAGAAACAGAAGGAGGTGTCCCACGCCAAAGCCGTGGCGACCTAATGATTACCCGGCCCCCCGCCCTTACATCATCAGGAAGGAGGAGAAGTCGCTCTCATGGCGCGAGCAGTTAGGCGAGTTAGGCAGCCCGCTCGAATGGGCGCTCACCGTCATCATCTTCGCCGCCTTTATCGGCATCATGGCCTACCTCTTCCTCGGTCATCCCGGAGGTGAGCCCTAACCCATGAGACTCGCGCCCGACTTCGTTCTGCCCATCGATGCACTCTCTATCAAGCTCGCCATCCTCGCCACATCGGGTGCTGGGAAAACGAACACCGGTACCGTCATCGCCGAAGAAACCCTGCATGAAAAAGGCCAACTGGTCGTCATTGACCCGCAAGGCGATTGGTGGGGGATTCGCTCAAGCGCCGATGGGAAGCGTGGAGGCTACCCGGTGCTCATCATGGGAGGTCCGCATGGTGATGTGCCCTTATCCGCCACCTCAGGCAAGCTCGTCGCGGATATCGTGGTCAATGAGGCGCTGTCAGCCGTCCTCGATACGTCTGACTTCAGCAACGCGGACCATATTCGCTTCTGCACTGACTTTGCAACGCAACTTTTTCAGCGAAAAAACACCGCCAACACGCCTCTCCTCCTGATCTGTGAGGAGGCCGAGGCGGTCGCGCCCCAGCAGCCCTTCGGCGAGGAGACTCGCATGCTGGCCATCTTCCAGCGCCTCGCCAAGCGTGGTCGGCGTCGGGGCATCAACATCTTGCCGATCAGCCAGCGCAGCGCATCGGTCAACAAGAACTTCCTCTCGCAATGCCGAGGGGGAATCCTGATGCAGACGGTGGGCACCCAGGACCGTAATGCGGTCGATGAGTGGCTCAAGGGCTATGACACGGAAGGTAAGCGCGCCGAGGTCATCAAGAGCCTCGCCACGCTCCAGGTGGGTGAGGGCATCGTTTGGATTCCGCAAATGAAAATCTTCCGCAAGGTGGCGTTCCGAAAGCGCCAAACCTTCGACTCGTCGGCCACGCCTAAGCAGGGTGAGCAGCGCATCGAGCCCAAGGTGCTCTCGCCGGTCGATATCGAGCGCATCACCAAGGCTATGCAGCAGGTGGTGCAGAAGGAGCACGACAACGACCCGGTGCGCTTGAAAGCCCGCATCAAGGCGCTGGAGCGTGAGGTCGAGATGCGGATGGGCACGGTCAATGAGCGGCGCATCGAAGTCCCGGTGCTGCCCGATGGGTACATCGAGTCCGTAGCCAATTTGGTCGAGGCCCTAGACAAGGCGCTCGGCAGCATCGGAGCGCTCGACTATGACATGGGTGCGGTCTCCAAGGCCGTCAAAGCCCTTCCCCGCAAGGCAGGGACGGTCAGTACCCACCCCACGGTGGAGCGGGCGCAGACCTCCCCGCGTAGTCCGCATAACGGTTCAGTTCTGAGGTCCCATCCGAAGGTGAGGGGAACCCGCATCAGCGAGGAGTTGGTCGCGGTCGTTCGTCCTGCCAATCAGCCGTTCGGCGATATCACCATCACCAAGCCGCACCGCAAGCTGCTTGATGTGCTCGCGTGGTGGAAAGGCTTGGGATTCGACCGGGTCGGGCGTGTGCAACTCGCCGTCATCGCCGGATACTCGCCCAAGGCCGGGGCATTCAACAACTACCTCGGCAGGCTCCGCACCGCCGAGTTGATCGAGTACCCCGAGTCGGGGATGGTCGCCCTCACCGCGACCGGCGCAGAGTTGGCCGACCCAGGGAAGGTTCCAACGACGCCAGAGGAGGTGCAAGAAGACATCTATCGCCGTCTGCCCGCGCCCAAGGCCAAGCTGTTGAGCATCCTGGTTCACACTGGCCCGCTCACGCGCGAAAAGCTCGCTGAGGAGGCGGAGTATTCGCCGAGCGCAGGAGCGTTCAATAACTACCTCGGGTCGCTGCGCTCGCTGGGCCTGATTACCTATCCCGGCAAAGGCATGGTCGCGCCCGCGCCGGTGCTCTTTCTGGAGGAAGCAAGCTGATGGTGCGATTGACGATTATTCCTGATGGCGATGGCGCATGGCCTGACCTCAAGGACAGGCGTTTCGAGCATGGTGAGTGGGTTGCTGTCGCTGCGCTCAAGGGCGGCATGTCCGGTGGCTCTCCTTCGGTGGCGGTGCGCATCGAACTGAAGGATGGGACCATCGTCTTTGCCGAGACATCGCTCAAGCTGTTCCTAACTGCCGCCGATGTGCTGAAAGCGCGACATGGAGACCCGCGCAAGGAGGAGAGTCCGTGGCCACCCGGAACCGAAAGCAAGAACTGAAACCTGTCCGCTATTACAAAGGCTTGTCCGAGTTTCGTGACCTCACCGGTGTGGTGGGTTTCCAAACGCCATATCAGTATTTGCGCTGGCCGAAAAAATGGTTACCGAAGGAAGATGGCACGCCGGGGGCATGGACGCCCTGGCGCAAGCGCGTTTTGCTCTGCAAGGGTGGCTGGCATGTTACCTCCACTCCTCAGAAGTTCGCTAATTCCTGTGGCAAGAAGCTCGTGTTCTTCGAGGTCGAAGTGCAAGGCCATCACGATGGCCCGCAGGGGGCCGATAACAAAACCTGCTGGTCATCCATCCGCCTGCTGCGCCGCGCATTTATCCGTACGCCAAAGAACGAGAACTACCTATGAAGTGCATCGTGAAGGCTTGCCCTCTTGATGGCATCCGCCCTATCACCATCGCCCTGCCGAAAGGCGCTTATCTCGGACGCCACGAAATCCTCGCCCAGGAATTCAAGGCCGAGGTGAAGATGTGCCTGCGCCACCATCGTATGTTCACCGCTCCCGGCATTGAATCCCTTTCCATCAGGGAACAGGAGGAGGCATGAAGGTGCATGGCCATGAGCTCGACGCCGAAGGTGTGGTGAAGGAGGTGCCCTGTACGCCCGAGTGCAAGGAATTGCGCCATTTCGATATCACCTACGCTCCGCCCGCGAGCAGTGCCGATGAGATACGGAAAAGCTGGCAGATGATTAACGGCACGACCATTGTTGTGCTGGCCGTTCACCCTGCGCCTGAGGTGGGACCGCCCGACGAGCGCTATCTGAGCCTTCGCAGTATCCCCGTCGAACTGCGACACCGCTTCAAACCCTGGCGCGTGGAGTTCATCTTCCGCGACCTGCTCACCCTTCCCTCCACCCTGAACTAAGGAGGCGCGACCGTATGACCACAGTAAAGGCTCGGCCTTGCGAGGCATGCCATGCATCCATCTACGACCTCGAACACGTCCGTACGCGCAAGGAAGCGCCCATCGATGTGCGGCCCAATCCGCGCGGCAATTGCCTCATCAATATCGAGGAGGGCTTCTACACGGTGGTCACAAAAAATGTGCTGGAGGTGATGACCCAGGAGGAGCGGCAGAAGCTCCACACCAATCATTTCGCGACGTGTCGCTACGCCCATCAATTTCGGAGGAGGAGCAATGCCCATTGACAAAATCGCGCATGCATTCGTGCCGCGAACCGAACAGATGAAGGGGAAGAAGCTCGACATGCCCTATGAGGAGGTGCAATGTCAATGCCCGGCCCCTTGCATAGCAGCAAAGACCACCATCGATGCGCTCAAGCGGACCGGGATGCCGTACAAGTTCCACTGCACGAAATGCTGTCCCGATGAACTGCGGGAGTCGGTGCAGGCCATGTCCGACTATGCCAAAACCGACCCGACCTTCGCCCGCAATAAACCGATCCCCGCGCTCGCCAATCCCGGCAAGAGCGTCATCTTTGGCGTTCCTGGCCAGAACCTCCCCGACCTGATATCGCAACTGGAGAAGCTCGTCGACGATCCTTCTTCCCGCGAGCATGTGCCGGTAGAGGTCACCATGACGCTCGATGTGGGGGAATGGGTCGACATTCTCACCACCCTGGAGATGACCGCTGTATGGCTCAAGACAGCGCCGAATCCAACCGGCCAGCAGCATCCGCGTGGACCCAGCCACATGGACGAGCTCGCTCGCAAGGTGGGCCGCATGGTGAAGTTTGAAATTCAGCGCCAAGTAAAGGAGTCGTAAATGGCCACCACCATCAAGCAGCAGGTCGTTATCGAGCAAGAGAATCCGCCCATTCTGATCCGAGTGACCGTGCCCACCGAGGCCGCAGCCAAGCGCATCAAGGCGCTCGATGACAAGCTGCTCTCGCAAATCAACATGGCGGTGCAGGGCTACCATCAGCCAGATATTCCGGAGCTGGCCGATGAGGAGCGCAAGGGCAAGAAAAAATAGAAGGAGGAGGCCCGATGGACCGCGACCATATGGCTGACCTGCGAACAATCACGATGGGCAGTGTCGAGACCATCGCCCGGGGATTCAAAGAGCCAGACGCTGACTTCGTGCCCGCCTTCATCTACATCGATGGCGGCGGCGCTCCGGTAATCGTCGGTATCGATAACTCCTCTCGCGAGGGGGACGAGGAGCGCGTCAAAAATCAGGTGGCCCGCTTTCTTGAGGCCGCGCTACGCCGGGATCGCGCCCTGGCCGCTGCCTTGATGATGAGCGTGTGGATAGCTTCCGCTCCGCCTGATACCCCGGCAGAGCTGATCGACCGGATGAAGGCATCCCGGCGACCCGACCGCCGTGAAGTCCTATGGCTCCAGGTTACCGATGGTCACGCCTATGAAGTGTGGCAGGCCGACCTGATTCGACACTCGGGCGCTCCGCCGACCGTGGGGGATTGGTCGCCGGTTGAGGGCGTGGTAAAGGAGAGCCGGGGCCGCTTCGTCCTCTGGCATATCTTCCGCCGCGCCCTGGGGATACGCGATGAAACTCACACAGCTTGAGTCGGCGCTGTTTCGCGCCTACATCCACGAGAAGCTGCTCCCCGATGCGCGGCGCATTGTGCAGGAAAGCATCGACATCCACGACCGCATCAAAATCACCCGCTATGTTCGCATGGCGCAGGAGAGGAGAGATGCCAAAAACCGACAAGGACCCTGAGCATCAATGGACCATCATTTCGCTCTACGAGGTCACGCAGGCAGAGGTCGAGCACTACACGACCACTCATGATCGAATGCCGCTCGACGCTTCCCACCTGATGACCGTTGAGGGGCCGGGATGCTTTCGCTGTGAGATGACGTGGGAGGTGGGCAAGGACAAGCCCTGCCCAGGTGGTGAGCGCCTGAAAAAGGACACGGTATTCGTCAAGTCGACCGGCGAGTTTGAGGCGGTGGACCGTGAGTGAGGAGCGCAAGGACTTCATCGCTGTCAGCTCGATGTATGGCGCTCGGGAGCATCAGCCCGCCGTGATGTTCCAGTGGGGAGCCGAGTCTGGAGTGCTCACGGTCAATGAGGCGCGTAAGCACGCCCTCCGCATTTTGGAAGCCGCCGAAGGAGCGGAGGGAGATGCATTCCTCGCCGATTGGTTCCGGCAGTACGCCAAGGCGGATGAGCGGACCATTGCGCAGTTACTCCACGAGTTCCGCAAAGCGCGAAACCTGCGTCGGGAAAAGGAGGAAGGAGTATGAGCGAACAACGTCGCCGTTTTGAAGACTGGGTGCCGTTTCCTGGGGAGCAGTGCGCCTGCCTGCACGCTATCTGGCATCCTCAATCGGCGATCTGCGGGCGCGCGGCGGAGGGCCACAAGGTATTTCTGCCTGGAAGCAATAAGCTGCTCGCCACCTGTCGGCCCTGTGGCATCGCTATCCGTGTTGCGCTGAAATGGCTGGAGCCCACCGTGGCCAGGGAGTCGCAATGAAGCTAATGCAGTGGTTCGGCAAGTCCTGGGATTCTCCGATGAACAATGACTGCCCGCAGGCCCCGGTGCCGGTGGGGGCAACCTGCCTGCTCTGTGACGAGCCGGTGATCGAGGCCGACAGCGGCGTCATCTATAGCAATGGCCCTGTCGCGCATTGGGAATGCTTCATGCGTCAGGTGGTCGGGTCTATCGCGCATCAGCAGGCGCTCTGTCGCTGCTATGGCGGCAACGCGGTGGAGTGGCCAGGAGAGTTAACCAGGCGTGAGGCGGCCCGCGCCGCCGTCAAGCACGCCAACATCAAATACCCAGGAGATCGCGCATGAACGAAAAAGACCAGGCCGAGCACGACCATGCCGTCGAGGTGTTCGTTGACGGAACGCTCCGCAGTTGCGTATCGATTCTCCACATCATCGAGGGCGATATGCGGATGGTCGATACGCAAATCCCCGCCGAGGATGAAGACCTGTGGGTCGTGATCGCCTCTCGCGTCTATCTCGGCTGGAAGCTCTTCCAGGGCTATGGTGCCAGCCTGATCCTCAATGAGCACGTCAGGAAAGTGCTGATGGCCGAGGGGCGCAGTGAAGTCAACGAGGACATCAGCGTCCGCCTCGACAAAGTGCTGGATTGGATCAAGACCCGGCGCAAACAGAACCCCGCGCTCAACAAAATGATTGTGCAGATGGGTGACGCTTCCGATGCGGCCTTCGCGAGATACACGAGGCAGCAGGGATGAACTCCGCGCCCGCCTATGTCATGCGGGTCGCAGATGCGCCCAGGGCTCCCGATTTTCCATCCATCGTCGTGCCCTGCCAATGC